TCAAGCTGCTCTGTTCAACTCCTCTCGCAACGCGTGTTCCAGATCGAGCATCGCAGCCACTATGGCGCGCTGCCGTTCCTTGATGACGTCCTTCGTCGTGGTTCCCGGGCTGACACTTTCCAGCGCTTCGCACGTTTCAATCACTCTTGTTGCGCGGATAATCCTCGCTGCACCTTTGATCCTGTGCGCCAATCGGTGTAACTCACTTGCGTCATCCGGTACCAGAACCGTGAGTTCGAGACGATCCTCCTCGCTGCTGGCCAGCATTTGTTCAAGCAGACGTCGGGTCATCTCCGGCCTCTCTCCGGTCAGGGCGCTCACGCTGCCCATGTTGAATGCCTGCTGCGGCAGGATGCTTACGGCTTCCATGACGGCCTCGTGCCCTGGATGAACTTTGTTCAGGTGTTCGCTCAGTGACGTCAGGCTGACGGGTTTGAACAGGCAGTCGTCCATGCCGGCATCCCGGCAGCGCAGTTTTTCTTCGGGCAGCGCATTGGCGGTGAAACCCCATATCGTGCAGGGCGGGCGCTGATGCTCCAGTTCGTGTGCGCGGATTGCCCGGGTCAGTTCATAGCCGTTCATGATGGGCATATTGCAGTCAGGGACATGGCAATGGTCTAACTGCTTGAATTTAGTCATCTTTAAATCCTCCCCAAAACCTCCCCAATATTTTGCCAAAACTCATCAGGCAACCTCGATCCACTCTGAGCCCCTGCCGTCTTTGTACATGTCAGTCATGGTCGAACTGCGGTGGCCCAGCAGGTTTTGAGGATCACGGCCTTCAGCAGCGTGCAGTCGAGCTGACAACGATCGCATCTCGTGGAAGGTGGGAGGGTGCTCTCCCAGATCAACGCCAAGATTTTTCGCAGCCTTATCCCTGGCTTCGGCGAATACGCGGGTCAACGTCTCCAGCTTGATGGGGGTGCCGGCCTTGGCCATGGCGATCGTTCTGCTATGGTGGACAAGATGCTTAGACACAACTCGATCCCTGCACCGCTTGATGACCTCCGCCAGGTCAAGTTCAATCGCCCCCAGCTTCAGTGCCGTGCTTAAGCGCAGGCGCGCGCCGGTTTTTGATTGAACTACATGGAGGAACCCGTCATGTTCGTCCTTGAACAGCATTGATCGGATATCGTCCCTGCGCTGGCCGGTGAGTAGGGCCAGCTCCATCGCACGTTGCATCCATGGTCGATCCGTCGCCGCGTGAATCGCTTTCCAAAGCTCCAAGCTCAGGCGAGAGCGTTTGACTTTGGAGCGTGCTGCTTTGGTGGCATCAACAGGGTTGGCATCGCACCACCCGGCTGCTATCGCCTCTGTAAACACGTCGCGAAGTATTGAGCGTAGAGACTTGGACATTGGGGCTTTCCCTGCCTTGGAAAAGGTCCCCAGAAATGTTGCGACATCCATTGTCCGGATGCTGCGGATGTACATCGATCCAAATGCCTGCCTGATGACCTTGAGTCTGCTTTTAATACTGCGCAAGTAGTTCTCGCTGAGGTCCCTTGCGAGATAAATCGCGTCATATTCAACCAGCCACTCGCCAAAGGTGTGGCCTTGATCGACCACAGGCTCCGCGATCCGCTGCTGAAGAGTTGGCTTCAATACGTCGGCATGGTTCGCTGCCACGGCTTCCCGAATGGCTTCTTCCTTGTCCTTGCCCAGGCCGAACATCCGGCCTGTGACTGGGTCTCTGTACGTGTAATACGTCAGTCCGTTGCGCTTGTCGGTTTTCCGGTAAAGGTTGGGGGGCAGGTCTTTTGAACCTGCATTACGCGGCCTTGGAACCATCACGTGCACTCGCTATTCGGCTTATCAGGCTACCGCCCACGATGCGGGCGATTGGTTTGTCAGGCTCAGCGTATTGCGCCTCGGATTCCACATAATAGCTCCGGCCGTGCTTCACCGGAGCTGGAGCTATTCGGCCTTCGCGGGCCCACTTGCGCAGCGTGTTCTGGCTGGGCGGCGTCCGGAACTGGTCCGCCGCCCATTCGTCGAGGGTAACTTTGCTCATTGATACTTCTCCACGCCGCGACTCGCGGCAGACGGGTAATAAGTCGGTATGCAGTCTCTGGCGGAAATCGCACGTTCGGTAATATCCTGCTAGCGTGAGGTGAGGTAGTGAATTAGGAGCAGTACTGCCATGGAAGTCGCTAACGCAGACTCTGGTGTTGAGGTGTACGGGCAGAACAATACAAAGCTTGGCCGGATGGATGGCCAAGGCGTCGTAAGGTGTAACGGAGTTGTGATTTTCCGAGTCGTCGGCAGCTCCATTTATTCAATGCACAGCGGTTACTTAGGCAGGCTCACTGATGGGGTAGGCAAGACCGAAAGGGGCCAGCTGATCTTCTCGACCCGCAAGCCTTAGCATTCAGTTCAGCTGTCAGGCTGCACCCGCTTGAACTCAACGACCCAAACCCAAGGGTTGGCAGCCCAGTCACCGCCGGTGGACTCCCAGAGCTCACGCCACGCTGCTGGGTACCAGTCGCGATAGTTCGGCGATACGTCGTCACTGGCGAGTTCCGGCGGGCATTGCAAGCCCTCCGCTCGAATGCCAGGCCGACTGATGTCCTGCAGGCGCTCGACGCGAACGGCGGTAATCTCCAGCAGGATGCGGCTTGCCCAGCGCGGCATATGGATGCTGGGGCGCCATGCCCCGTCATATTCCATGGCTTCTGTATCGGGCTTCCATTCAGCCTTGGCGGGGATCTGGTTCAGTCCGTAGTCGCCGGGCGGGCAGCTTGCCCGATATATCCGCGCCGCACTTCGGTCGTCACCCTTGATCAGGTTGTCCTGCCAGTCGATGCAGCAGCCGTCTTCGTTGCCGAGTAGGGCAAAGGTCTCACGCACCCACAGTCGGTCACCGGGTTGGCCGTACGGACAGAAGGCGGTGTAATAATCGATGCTGTTCGGGTGAAGTGGACCTTCGCTTGGCAGTTCGTGGCACTCGCCAAGCTGAACACCGTAGCCGATGTTTTTCAGGGACTGCGCACTCAGCGCACGGCGTGTAACCGTCTTCCTGCCTTCCAGGATGGCGCGCACCATTGGCGCGCTGAACAGGATGGGGCGTTCCTTTGTTTCGGGCATGACTTCGTCCTTGCCGCTGCTGCGGCTGATTGAGTTGTTAACAGATTTGGTGCCGGAGCGCGGGAAGTTAATGGTTTCGCGGTGTCGTTAGTGTTTTAGGGCGCTGCTCGCCTGTGCTGGCTCGGGCTGAACATTCATGCCACGCACCTTGTCCAGCGTTACTTTCGCAAGCGCCCGTAGCGATGATGGCGACCTTGATGAGGCCGAGGTCGATATCTGTTGGAGGGTTGATTCCATTTCGGCCTTGGCCTGCTCGCTGGCATTGAGCCGGAGCTGGATAGCATCTCGCTGCTTCAGCGCCCCAGCGTGCTTGCCGCGCCAATAAAGCACGGCGTCCAAGTCTTCCCTCGATTGCTTCATTTAGACTCCATTGCGCGCTGCGCATAAACGGCCTGGCGCTTCTTCGAGCAGACTGTGTGGTTTCCGTGCGAGCGGTAGCCGGCGCATATCTCGCATCTACCATCAAGGACGAGGCGAGGCATGGGCATGGCTCGGGGCGTGGTGGTGCGGCGGAGGGCGGTCACGCTGCCTCCAGCATTGCTTCGATGATTCGCTGCCCGGCCAGCGGCGGAACAGCGTTGCCGGCCATGTGCATCGTCAGGCGATGATTCTCTGGTCGCTTGGTGTCGGCCGGGAAGGACATCGCAGCCAGCGCCTCGTTGGCTGAAAGCATCCGCATCTCGTCGCCGCGCACCAGTGCCCATCGATCCAGCGTGGTGATAGTGCCGATTGGCCGTTCCAGGCAGCGGCCGGTTAGCCCTGATCCCGAACCGTAATAGGGCATGATGAATCGCTCGCCGAACCGCTCGCGCCCGTTCTTCACCCTGGTCAGGGTCGACTCTGCGCGGCCAGGCTTCACGACCTGACTCCACTTTCCTGAATCGAAGTCGATGAAGGATGACGCAGGCACATGCTGGCGCTGGTGGAGTTGAAGGTTGAGGGGGGCCTTGCTGCGAGTGCAGACCAGAAAAAGGCGAACCCGGTGCTGCGGCACACCTAGGTCGGCGCAGTCCACGACGTGCGGGGCGATCATATAGCCAAGGGCGGCCATTGCCTGCGCCCATGCCGGATACAGCGCCCAGTCGGTGAACTCTTCGACGTTCTCCACCAGCACCACTTCCGGGCGGTGGAACTCGGCGGCCGAGACAACCGCCCAAGCCGTGGATCGGGACGAGTCATGCTGAGCGTTTCCGGACTTCTTGCCGCGGGCTTTCGAATGACCCTGGCAGCAGGGCGACGCGAGCATGATGTCGTGCGCCGGAACCTTCGACCAATCGGCTTGGTGCAGGTCCTGACAGATGTGTATTGCGTCAGGGTGATTAGCGCTGTGCCACTCGACCGCGACCGGCCAGTGATTGGCGGCCCAGAGAACTTCGATACCCGCATTTCGGGCACCAGTGGACCATCCGCCGAGTCCGGCGAACAAATCGATTGCTGTAGGCATGTGGGATCCTCGCCGGTATATTCGGCGCTCAATGACAGGAGTTGGGTATGAGCTGCTTTATCTGTGATCAGCCGGCGCAATTGAGTCAGGGGTTTGGCGATACGAAACGGGTGTCATGCAACGAATGTGGTGAATACGCCATAGACGGCATCATGATTCGGCGGCTGACCGTATACGCTCAGCATCTACACACCATCGGGATGAGGCAGTGGCTGGATGAGCAAAGGGCCGAAGGATACAAACTGCCATCTATCAATCTCGCCGTAGCGGTATGGAACTAAGCTGCGGGCGAATCGTGAAAAACATCCATCTGCGCAGCACCATCGAGCCAGGCGGCATCGATCCTTGCTCGGGCAAGGGCGGCATATTCCGGATTCAGCTCGCAGATGATCGATCGCCGACCTTCCTGCATTGAAACCAGCGACGTGGTACCGGCACCGCCGAACGGGTCCAGCACCACACCGCCGCGGGGCGCACCAGCCAGAACGCATGGCCGGATCAGGTCGGGCGGGAAAGTGGCGAAGTGGGCTTCCTTGAAAGCGTGAGTCGCCACGGTCCAGACGCTGCGCTTGTTTCGCGTTGTTGTGTCGTGAGTGCTTTCCTGTCGGTCGGGCCGGTGAGTGCCCTTTGATTGACCCGGTATGGCCTGTTCGCGCTTCGAATCATCACGCTTGAAGCTGTCGCGCCTGGATCTTTCAGCGCCATCCTTGTGAAAGGCACCGTGCCCACCTTCGCCCGTCGACGTGTCCCAGCCTGTTGGCACCGTCACACGCTTGCGACTCCGCGCGGCCGCATCGGTACCATGACCCCATCCGACGCCGTTGTTCGGCACCGTGTTGCCAGAGGTAGTGCGCTTGCCACCCTCCGCATTGTCGAAGGTCGCACCGTTCACGTAAGCACCGCCACGATACCCGTTGGCGTTCCCCTTCCCGGTCAGGTTGGCGGGCTCTCTAATCGCGTTGCTGTCGTAGTAGTAGCGGCGTGATTTGCTGAGCAGGAAAAGGTACTCATGAGCTTTAGTGCAGCGGTCCCGAGTCGATTCCGGCATCGGGTTCGGCTTGTGCCAGATGATGTCCTGCCGCAGATACCAACCGTCATCCTGGAGCGCGAAGGCGAGCCGCCAAGGCATGCCCATCAGGTCTTTCGGCTTGTACTCGGCGTGCGTAGTGGCCTTGGCTTTCCGCTGGCTCGCCATCACCTGGCGCTGGCTGATCGTTGAAACGCCGACGCCCATGTCGTCGCGGCCGTGCGCACCCCAACTCCCGGCATAGCTGTCACCCATGTTCACCCAGGCGGTGCCATCGTCACGTAGCACCCGGCGCACCTCGCGGAAAACATCGACCAGACGGACAATGAACTCGGCGGGCGTTTCTTCCAACCCGATCTGGCCTTCGACGCCGTAGTCGCGCAGGCCGAAGTAGGGCGGGCTTGTCACGCAGGTGTGCACTGATTGGTCTGGCAGCGTCCGCATCATCTCGATGCAGTCGCCGACCAGAATCTGGTGTAGCTGGCTCATATCGGAATCCCGGCGGAGGCTGCCCCCGTTTGGTAAGCAGCAGGCTATTTGAAGGGTTTGAAAGTCGCGTCTACGCTTAAGTCGAACCCAGGAGGGAACCGAGATGACCGACAAGCACGCAATGGAACTGAAGCAGGCGCTCATAGCTGTATTTGCAACGGCAGCGAGCATGGGTATCGATATCGACGAGCTGTCAGAGCTGGCGGCTGCCGAATTGACCGAAGAGGAAATGGTTGGGTGGTTCGAGCAGTTCAAGCCAGGTGCGGTGCATGAGCTTCGATACTGCCGCGACCTGGTGAAGGGCTTCGATTTCGTTGACCGGTAGCTTGCAATGTCGCTGGTGTAGCGTGATCCCGGAGGCGGAAACTTTGAACTGCACATGCCTCACGCTGCCAAAACAGGAACCACTAAAGAGGGCAGCAGCCATGACTGATGAAAAGAAAGAAGCTCCAAAGGATGACACTCCAGCGCACTCCACCAAGGAAGAGCGGGAGCGTTTGAAAGACTTCAACAAGGGCGGTATTCCGCCTGGCGCTTGCTGACTGGTTAGGCGGCGTCAGCGGCTTCTTTTATTGCCATGATGCAGTTGGCTGCGTGGCGGACGTAGAACAGGCGAGCCATCAGATTCGGGCATGGCTTGCTGATCCGGGTTTCCCATAGGTCGCTGCCGCCGATCAGTGTTTCGTGCTCCTGAAGGAAATCGTAGGCCAGAACCGCCTCGGCATCGCGACCGTCAGCAAAGGTCTCGACTTCTTCGATCACGTTGATCAGTTCGCTGAATGGCAGACGCTTATCGTCACTTTCGTCGCGCACTCGCATCCAGTCGGCGAGCTGTTCTGCCTGCTCAAGGGTCGCGCCCTTGTCGGGAATCGCGATCATCCATTCAGGGATATCGACGGTGTCAAACTCTTCCTCGATCCGGCCAACGATGCAGCTGCACACTGTGTCGCGGACGCTGTCCAAGTCGATCACGCTGCGCTTGCAGTCGCCGTCCAGCTTCTCGTGCAAATAGCCGTCGCTGCGATGGCGTAGGAAGTTGATGCCGTAGCTTGATCCAACGTGAAAAACGAGCGCGCCGATATCACCCATCACGCTCATTCCGAAACGGGTGACGCAGATGTCGAAACCGTAGTTGGTGCTGCTTGGAGCTTTACAGCGCCAGACCTCAACGCCGTTCGCGTTCACCAGCTGGGTGTATTCGTGTTCGGCCAGGTCTTCTGCCACGCGAGCAGTGAGAGCGGTACGTTCTTGTTCCTTCATGGTGATCTCCGTGCATGCGCCGCCCTCGATAATAGATGGTGGCAATTTGGTTGGAATTGGGATCTCATGTGATCTGGTGGTCATAACTACGGAGCAGGGAATGGCGAAGAATCAATTGAATCGACCGACAAAAGATGCGGAGAAAGAAGACGACACAATTGAAAGGAAGTGCTTCATCGTCACTCCAATTGGTTCTGATGCTTCTACGACACGGAGGGCTGCGGATGGTCTAATCAACGCAGTTATGAAGCCTGTTTTGGAAAGACTAGGCTTCCAAACGTTTGTTGCTCACGAAATCGCAAGCCCTGGCTCAATCACTCGCCAGGTAATCGAGCACATAATTTATGATGATTTAGTTATTGCAAATTTGAGTGAACTCAATCCGAACGTGATGTATGAACTTGCCGTCCGGCACTGTGTAGGGTTGCCTATCGTTGTGCTGGCGGAAAACGGTACGCGGCTCCCATTCGACATTTCGGATGAGCGCACAGTTTTTTTTCAGAATGATATGTATGGTGTGGTCGACTTGGCTCCACGTTTAGAAAGTGCCATCGAAGCGGCGCTGATGATCGGAGAACCTGATAATCCCGTGTATCGGGTTACGCAAAGCCGAGTTTTACGAGAGTCAGTAGAGCCGGATGATGCTCAGGCCTTCTTAATTAAAAAGCTTGATTACATCGAATCCTTTATTGGTGAGGTGAAATTGCGGGGCGTGATTCCACCCCCGTCGCCCCCGCTAACACGCATTGCAGAAACTGAACATAGCTATTTAGTGCACGTTATGGATCCAGATGCTGATAAAAATCAGCTACTCGATTTTATTGGCGTTATGCCGGGTGTTACAAGTGTAAGATCCGTTCAAAGTGAGTCTGCAAAGATCTCTTTTATAATTGCTGCTAGCCGGCCCATCGAATGGTCAGATGTTGAATTGATTGAGCAGCACTTCAACGTGAGGATAAAGCTTTCAAGAAAGCGACCTGGATCTAATACCTATATGCCCTGGTCTCGGTCTTAGGATTTTGAGAACGCGTCTCATGGGCCCCGCGACCGGATGCGACAGTTGGTATTTGGGTTGTGTTGGGGTATTACGGGTGACCGGCATGGAGCCGGATCTAGGAGCGGGACAATGAAGAATCCAAGGCGCGTTATGGCCGGGAAAATGGCCTACGAACGCAGAAAGGCTGCACAGGACGAGGCTGATAAGCCGATTATGGACATGATAAAGATAGGTATCGGCATCGTCCTTGTTATCGGAGCAGTAATTCTCTTAGCGGCCGGCGGTCGCTAATCGAGGCTTATTCGCAGCGCCTCACGCTGATAAGCCAGCTCCAACTTCCGCGCCACAACCGGAGACACCGTTATTTCGTGGCGCGGAACTTCAAGCATCGGCAGGGACCTTTCAGGCCCTAATGCATGAAGATGGTGAATCATCAGCGTCAGCGCTTCACCTTGTTCCTCGATGCCTGCCCATTCCATCAGCTCAGCCAGGGCTTGCCGTGTACCGGGCCTGACCCGTAACCGTAATTCTTCTTCCTGCGCTGCCGATCGCTTCTGCGCGGTTCGCTCGTTCCGCTGTTGTGGACTCATCGCCATAAACTGACCCCTTCAAGCCGCTGGGCGGCAGGTTTATATGCTGCTGGCGCAGGCCGTGCCGGACGCGAGATTTAATCCGCCTCATGCTGCTTTCACCTGGTGCCAGGCCCCGGCCGCGTAGAGCAGACTTGCCGCCTGCGACTCTTCCAAGGATATCTCGGCCGGTATCGCGATCCAGCCCGACGCCACCAGATGGTTCTGATTGCAGCTGCCGCGCAACTCCAGGTAGTAGTGCTCGATCGCATCCGTCAGCCGCTCGACCTTGTAGATGCCCTCGGGCGATATCTCCACCGACTTGACGTACTCAGCACCACGCTCATCGCGACACATGGCACTGATGTAGATCGTCCAGCGGTAGGAGAACTCGAACAGCGCGTTGGCGATCGCTAGGCTCCGGATCTGTTTGTGGCTTTTCCAGTTCACCATGATCTGCAAACCGCTTGGGTCGATGTTCACGACCGCGACGTGATTGGTGTTGAGCAATGCGCGGCAACTGCGCTCGGCGCGTGCGAAACAGTTATTCGCTTTGCGCCTTTTCATAGCGAGTCCGCCATCTGCCGAAGTTTCTTACGACCAGCCGGCGAGATGTTCTTCGTCTTTCGGACGAGGACGGTTTCCGGGTCGATCCGGTCGCGGCGTACCGGGGGGATTGGATGGTCTGGAACGCCTGGCCCTACTTTGACCTGGCCGCCAGATGCGAAGAAGGCAGCTTTCGCCGCCTCCAGTTGCGATTGCCGCTGGTTGGCGGCAAGGATGAGGTTATCTGTCACGTTAATCCTCCAATCGTTGAGCTTGCGCTCGAGCTCTATCCGCGACCTCGTCAACCATCCTCCCAAGCTCCAGATTGAACTGGACCAGCTCTTGGTGGAGCATCGCGATGTATTCGTCATCGCGTTTGATGGTCTCGATATACAGTCGGCAGTCTTCATCTTGGCGTGGGTCGAATGACAGAAAATCCCACCATTCTCTGCCGGTAACGAACATGCAGCCCTGAACCTGCGGCTTGTGTTCCTCGGGCATTCCTTCGAGCCAGGTGCGGACGTGGACGGCCTCATTGAATGGGCATTTCGACTCAATACCTCCGTCTTCGCCAATCAGCCCGTCCGGCGAGCAGCCCAGCCAGTCGTACTTTGGATGCACTAAAAAGCCAGATTTGATTACAGTATTTCCGGTCAGGATTTCGTAAAAGTCGTGACTGGACTGCTCAACCTCAGTGCCCCAGGCCATCGATTTGCTGCTGACTGAATGCTTCGATCTATTGGCGAGGCGTTCAAACGCCAACTCGCGCATGTATGTGGTACGGGCAGCAAGTGGTTTGCGCTTGCCGTGTTTGTCGCGATCACCCCAGGCGATCACATCCTTGAACCTGCTGGCAGTCAGGCGGCCGCTGCGGTCTTGGTGCCATTGCTCGGTGCGCTGAAGGTCAACTGCGGCGTTCATTGCTCGTCGCCTTGAAGATTGCTTCCGGACGTCAAGTCAGAGCCTTCATTGAGCGTTGTAAACTCCGCCTCAATCGTCTGCGCAATCGACTTCAGCTCACCGTGACGAGTCACGCCAATAGCGCCGCGCTGCTGCGGCTTCAGCGCCTTCCAAGCTTTTTCGTAACCTTCAATGCCTTGCTCTTGAGCTATCGTCTTCAACTGCTCGAACAAGTTTGCGGTGGCGTCGGTAGTGTCGCCTTGAGGGACTGAGGCAGCGCCAACGTCCGCTGGTTTTTCGTTGGTTGATCTCGGGGTGACGTCTGTTTCCGGAAGCGTGTATCCATCGTCTAGCTCATCGCGGGTGTACACACCCAAGATCACGTCAGGGCAATATAAGCGAGCCCATTTCTTTAGGGCTAGATATGCAATTTGCTGCTTTGGATCGTCCGCCCACAGCGTCGAGTTACGGGTTCGCGCCTGAGTCATCAAGGTAGTCAGTTCACGTGGCGAGTCCTCGCCTACAAAGGTGGCCCAAACGCGAACCCCCAGCCCCTTTTCGTCGCTTATGTTCCAGTTTGGTACGCGATACTTCTTCGGCTGCCCATGGTCATCGGTTTGCTTTTTGCTTTCGATTTCACGGAAGTTGCCAATGATCTTTTCCCAGTCGCCAAACCATTCGTAATGGATTCGATCAAGTGTCGGCGCTCTAGTGGTAATGACCGCATTCACAAGCTGTGCTTCATAGCTCAGTTGTCCACCGTTGACGATGAAGGTTTTTTGCGCCACCTGAAAGGGGTTCATGCCCCATTGCATGGACTGCATGATTACGGCCATGCAGTCGGCAGTGTTGCCGTGGAAGTGTTTCGGGAGGGTGGTTTTACCGCCCGCCATGATGCCCGCGAGCTCAGTCATGGACTGCATGCTTTCGCGATTGAGGATCAGCCCTGTTGGGCTGGTATCCGTCTGGACGGTAGCGATCTGGGTTTGAGCGTTCATTGCTTACTCCATAGCCGACGACTCTGGTCGGCCTCCGGGGTGATTTCAGGATTGATCAGAAGGACAGGGTGCGCAGCCAGGCCGAAGCCTCGTCATTGGTGACGCAGAAAGCCATGGCTACGACCTCGACCACTTCGTTGGCGCTTGGCATGTTTGAATCAATGACTTCGTTGGTCACTGGTGCTGGATCAACTTGCGCCAGAACCGCGGGCGCTACGTCGGAATGCGTTGGAACCGCAATGCTCGCGACGGGAGCGGGTGCGGCAGCCAGTGTGCGCAGGCGAGCGAGTTCTTCCTGGTCACGCTGATACTGCGCGTCGCGTTCGCGCTGCTGGCGCTGGTACTCTTCCTGTTGCTCCCGCTGTTTCCGCTGCTGTGCTTCCATGTCGCGGCGCTGCTGGTCCAGCTCTTCCTGCTGCTTCTTCAAACGCTGGCGATCTTCCTCGGCGCGCTGCTTACGCAGCTCTTCGGCTTCAGCGTCGGCGATGCGTTGTTTCTCGCGCAGCTCGTCCAGTTCTTTCTGCTGGGCCAGCAGCTTGGCAGCAGCGTCCTCCCGCTCGACGGCAGACTTGTGCAGCGTTTCCAGCTGCTCAATTGCATTGTCGCGAGCGATGGTTCCTTCACCTTCGAACTCGCCATACTCTTCGGGCAGGATCACCGACTCCTTCACGCTTTGAAGAATGGTCGCGACATCGGCGGCGCTCCGGCTTGCATACGCGGCAGCGACAGAGCTGAAGCGGGTAATTTTTACCCGGATGGCTTCGACTCGTTCAGCCTCCACGCGCTCGCGCTCGGCCTTGATTGCAGCGATGCGTTTCTCTTCGGCCTTGATCGCTTCGTCTACAGGTTCTTCAATTGCCAAAACGCGAGTCCTGAGCGTCTCGCCGAATTCCTTAACCTGATTGACGCGAGCTTGTGCATCTTTAACCTTCTGCTGGTATGGGATCAGCGCGGTTTTGGTGGTTTTATCCAAGGCGTAGCGAACGTCGCGAATATCGACGCGAACCTCCTTCGCATTTGCCAGGCCTTCGTTGGTCGAGCAGTCAACGACCAGCTTTGCGTAAGTGGCCTCCAAGCGAACGATCTGCTCTTCGTGGGGGCGGTATTCAGCAATGTCGGTGACAGCTACAGCCGGGCCTACCGGGTGATTTTTAACTGCGTCGCCGGTTTCGCCCATATCTAAGGATTCCTGAGCGCGCTTTTGTTTAGTATTTGCAGACATGACGATTCCTTGCCGCGCTATACGCAGCCTTGAACATTGGAAGGGGATTACAGCGGAGCGATGCGATCAGCCAGACACAGGGCCAGCATTAGAAAGGTGAAGCCTGCGAGGACCGGGAACGAGCCGCGCCAGAAGACATAGCGCCGTCGACGCTGACTGGCATTCATTGCCGGACCCTTACTGCGATCCGGCCGCCCTTCATGGTCGCAGCCAGGCGCTGGGGCAGGGCGCTCACCAGAAACTCCCGAGGGCGGCCGATGACCTCATTGAAGGGCATGCCGCAGCGGATGATTGCGGGCGAACGGTCGATTTCTTCGAGCTGCTCTTCGATCAGCGACTTCACAATTGGCTGACTCATGCGCACCTCCGCATATTTTCAAGCAGTGCTTCAGTTGAGCGGGAGCGGATGAACATCAGGCACTGGGTGTAGCGGGTGTGCTCACGGCAGTCGATGGCGCTGAGCGCGTAGGCCATTTCCACTGCCATCTGAGTTTCGCAATGAAGGCTGTAGTCATCGCCGTTTTTAACCAGCTTCTGAATCCGCGAGTCGATCATGCCGACGGCTATTTCATGCTTGGTCATGCAGAACCTCCTTTTGGTGGGCAAATCAGCTCCATCTGAGCCATGCATGCCTGGATATTTGCCCGCAGTTTTTGGCGGCGAACCAGATCACGTTCGAGGCGCGCTTTACGATCGGCAGGGGTGTCGTAGTCGTGAATGAAGTCATCGAGGCGCGGCCTCTCGTTGCCCCACCGGTCGCGTACAGAGGACCGGCCCTGGGCGCTGTCCTGATAACGCTCAAGATCGAAGTCGGTCATGGTCGCCTCCGTGGTTGATGTTCAAATCCACTCGCTCAGCCCTCGGCCGCTCGCTATTGCCGATGGGCGCGAGGGGAGGACTGACGGGTGGATTCGGGAAGGGTGCCCAGGCTCACTACTGGCGACGGCCTGGGTTTGCAGCATCAAGTTGTCTTCATGCGCTGGGGTGGCCTACCGGTTGCCCGGCCGATGCGCGGTGACATCGACGGCCTGCTGTCCGCTGCCTGTTAGGAGATTTGGGCGCAGCCTTCAGGCTTGCTGCGCCGCACGGGGTGATTCGATGGCCCACTACATGGCTTCTTTCCTTTTCAGGGTTTCAGCTACGGGGATGCCCTCTGGTAGCTGGATACAGGTGGGCGGTTATAGGCCGCAGTTTCGTCCGCATCGGGGTGTGATCTACGCGAGGCCGTCACCTCTGGCATTGCCTGCCGCCGCGCTATGTCGACGGTGCTCAGTGGCTGGCCCGATTACTAGTCGGGTGCCTTGCTCTGCTGTAGATCACACCCCGATGCGCTCTCTCTGAGAGGATCGGGCAGTTAACGTCAGGCTGCCGTGGCGCTGGTTGTTTAGACGGCGCGTTCCAGCTCGCAGCATTGTTCGTAATGAGCAACCGCGATTGGCATGTGGTAGCTATCCAGCGGCCACTTGCTTACTTTGCAGCCTTGACCAGCGGGGCAATGAAATACAAATAGCTCACCGGCCTCTTTGTCCATCTGCATGCTTACCTGTGCGCCGCTTGTGAAGTCGTCTTCGATGATGACCATTTCGTTTGCTCCGGTTGATTTCCCGTCTGGCCCTGTCGCCAAGGCCAGCCAGTGAAATCGTCAACGGGATACTGCGCGAATTGTTGAAAGCGGCACCTTCGCCTCAATCATTCGGGAGAGGCTGTAAGGCACCGTACTGCCATTCTTCTTTGCCAGCCGACATTGCCTGCGGCATTCGCTGTCGGCCGCCTCCTGATTGTTTGCACATCCGAATTTCTGCATCTCGTGACTCCCGTTGATTTCCAATGCCGCCTCATAGAAGCGGCATCAGAAATCTGTAGTTACTGCTGGCACCGCGTAGCGGGTCATTCACTCGGTTTGAGCCTTTCGCTCTAGTCAGCCGTCGAGGTGGTCCTCGCGTTGGTAGCCTTTCGGGGCTATCTGATCTCCGGTCGCCGTAGAGGCAGTGCCGTCGTTGTTCGTATTGCGCAGATTGTTAAAGAGTGGCGGGGCCTTTCAGTCCCTGTCGCGGCGCCTGTTCTGCGCTTCGATGGATGTAGTTAACCATCGGTATATTTTTACGTCAATACCGATGGTTAATTTATTTTCGTTGGACGTGCGTTATGCTTTTGTCATTACTGGATGGATATACAGCCATAGGAGGGAAAAATGAGTAGCGCCAAACCAGCAGTACGAGTCGAGATGTCCGGGGTAGAGCGCTTGGGGCTGCGAGTGTCAGAAATGATCAACCATCCAGTCGCGCAGGTTCAGCGCTGGGTGACGATTCACCGCCTGGATACAGATGGGGATCGGGAGTGGGAGGAGGTGATGGGAGTTTTATCCGCTACGGACGAGCTGGATTTAACGTTCGAGGATGATGGTGCCGTGACGGTGAGGTGGGAGCCGGTTGCGGTGGAAGATCGGCCGAGCGAGGCGGCAGAGGAGAGGGATGAGGAGCCAGCGCCTTTTTGATCGCGCCATCTAGGCCGGAAAAATCAGAGTGGGCGGCTATAATTATCCGGCCAGCTGCGGGAAGGCTGAGCAGCACAATTAAGGAGGGTATCAATGATTTCTCATCTCGAATTGCGGCACATCGTCGAGACGGCATTCTTACCAAAAAAATGCATCTGCACTATAGAGCCGGCCGGATCGATGACGATTCAGATCTTTGGTCAAAACTCTGACATGGAGGAGTTGACGGTTACAGGAATAGATTCTTCTCGCCTCGTTTCAAGTCGTGCGATCGCCGCGCTTATTGGCGAAATCAAAGAAGAGGCGAGAATAGGCCATATCAGGGCAACCGCTCGCCGACGTCAAGCTTGATGTGCCGGAACGGATGGCGCTAGTGGGCGTCCGGGCAGGGCCAGCCTAAATCGAGGGAGAAAGAAGCACGGTCGCGGCTATCTGGGCTGCATTAGCGCTCCAACACAGGCTCCAATGACGGATTGGCTTCGCTCGACGGTTTGCAGGCGTTCCCGAACTGCTATGGCTACCGGAGAGTGACCGTTGTCTTCCGCCCAGGCTGCCAGATGCTGCAAAGCATCAGCAATGGCAGCTTGGTTTCGGAGCAAAGCATTGAGTAAAGTCGGGGTTACTTCAGTTCGGTCCATGGCCGTGCTCCTGATATTGAAATGGCAGCATAGATCAGGCGCAGGAAAGTGAGGGGGGCTGGGGAGAAAGGCGACGAACAGCAGGCAAAAGAAAAGCCCGTGATGGGGAGTCAACGGGCTTAAACACACTAGGAGCTGTGATGACCATACGGGACAGTGCGTGAAAAAAGCGTGAATGCTCTCAGTGCGAAGTCGCGATTGCCTGGGCCAGTTGTATGTCCGACATAAGTGGCGGGCTGTAGGTCTCGCGATAGTAGCGAGCCGCCTGCTCAAACTGAGCACCACGAATTTCACCGTCTGAACCGATGAAAGCAAGGGCATCAGCTTTAGCCAAGCCAAAATACTTGTTGGGATGAGACGTGACATCGGTGGCGGCAGAGCTGAAGAAAGTCGGTCCAGTAGTAGTCCGAACCATCGCACGATCAATGGGGTTATCAATCTGACCTGCCGCCGCCCGGGTACTGCCCAACGCAAGCAATGCGATTGCCAAAACTTTCAAAGCTGCCATTCCCTGCTGATTCCCTCACGCTTAACTAGTGCGCATGACGATAGCAGAAGTGGTTCAAGCATAAAACGAGAAGCCCGGCGCTTGACCGGGCGTGCCTGATCACAGAGGTGATTTTATATCGCTGTCGAAATCGAGCTGCTTGGGATTCGCAGGGATGCTGGACAGGGACCGAGCTAGAATTCCAACCGTCCCGGCTCGTCGGTATATCTGCTTATCATGAGTCCAAATTTCTTTTGCGCCAGAGGCTACTGAAATAGCCAAAATCTGCCGATCATATTTGAGCTTGGCCATCGTCGAGTCAGGATCAAGCATTTTCATTTCTTGGTTACTGACGAGCATCGCGCACTCTATTGCCGCCAGCTGATCAAACGCTGATATCTCGATGCATTTGACGCTATTGATAATGTCCAGATGCTTCTGATAGCTGTCACGGCTAATACCTATCAAGTATTCAGCCAATACGGGGGCGGGCAGTACAACTACGCCCTTGATAGCTTCGATCTTCTCTACAAGAGCCTGAGCCCGCATAAAGGCGTTATCAACAATTTGATCCGTCTCTGGATCACGAAGATCCCTGGCCCCTTCGTTTTGCATGATCTGGACTAGGACATTTGTATCAATGACGATCTTCAATCCTAACCCCTTGTTTCCAAAATACTGGAGTGGCCGCTAGACATTTCGTTCCAATCAACCCCCCCTGCGGCTTTGAGCCTGGCTATAGCTTCCTTGAAGCCAATGTCTTCCAACTTGGTGAATGTGCTTATCCTCAACTTCACCAGCTTCCATACCCCATCACTGGAGCGCTGCCACTCACCATCACCGTGCAAGCGAACAGGCTTGAACAGCAGCTGCGCTAGACGTTCTGCGATTGCGACATCTGCTTCGCATAACAAGCTCTCATTGTCGGCACCTTCAATCCTGACTGGTACCGTATCATCCTTGCCGCCGACACTGTAAAGGCGTCCTTGTATACTGGACGGTTTAACTATTCGAAGGGGGGGCTCTTCATACTTGATGCTAGGGAACTGGAATATCTGCGCTCCCTCAGACCTTATGGACGCCCCTGTACCATCGGCCGCCATGAGTCCTGAAAGAGTTTTGTAGGCAGAGATGGCCGACTTTTTCCCCAGCCCGCCAGATACCTCGCGCACCTGGTTCATCACAAGTGGGAAAGCTTTTTCCTCTACGTAGGACTTCAGCTGGGCCGAGCCAGTGTCCACGCGATCGAAATGAACGGAATCCTCGCAGCCATAGAACGCGGAAAGTGCGCGCAGGTAGTCCGCAAGCCGCCTCATCGAGAGTTGGCCGGGGGTGAGGTCGTCGAGGTAAAGCGTTAACTCTTTCATCAGCTGATTATAGTCATGCGTCCATTTCAATCACTATAGGCAATCGTCGCCCTTACAAATTCGCGACGCACGAGCTACTCATCCCTATCCCGAACAATCCGCTAATTCCGCACCTCACCGGCGCACGCCATAGAAGTGGCTCAGAGCTGCCAGCTCAAGCACAGTCACGAAAACGCAAAGCACAACGAACCGAGGGCTGAAAACCCGCTTGCGATTGGATGCTCCACTGGACAGCAAACTATCGCCGCTGTAACCAGGAAACATCATCAAGAGCGCAACCAGAGTATAGGTCCCTGCCTTGCTCCAGAACCCCTGTGTTCGCCATTGAGTCATTGGTGGTCGGTCCTTTCCCTGCAAATCTCCATTACGCCGGCTATTCGGCCCGTTCCCGTACAATCCGCCCGTCTCGCACTTCATCCGCGTAGCTTGCGAGCTTGTCCTCGGATGCCTGAAATACTACGCAGATCTTCAGCAGCGTCTGCGCATCTGACTCATTGCCCGCCAGGCTCAACCGCTCAGCAATCCGCAACAGGTCAACAGTTGCCCACTTCAGGTCTGATGCCGACCCTGTGAGGTCGCGCCGGAGCTGTTGATTTGGTTTGTTCAGAGGCATAAGTCCTCCTGCTATCAATCACACCGGCTGCCCATTCCACACATACAGCACGCGAGCCAGGATGTGGGTATCGTCGACCCGGATATCTTCTGGATCGTGGTGCTTGTTGTCCGAGATCATCTTGAACAGGGTTTTACCTTTCTTCTGGAGCCGCTTCACGTAGAGCATCTCATCGTGGGAGAAGAGGTAGATGCCGTCTCCCGTGAACTCCCGGATCGTGACGTCGACCAGCAGAGGGTCGCGGTCCTTGATCGTCGGGGCCATTGACTGGCCCCAGCCGGTGATCACCTTGAGATGGAAGTGCTCCTTGAACGTGACGCCCATCTCGCGCAGATGCTTGGGGCTGACCCTGATGTCCTGAAGCATTTCGGGATATTCGTGCGGGATCTGCCCGCCGCCCATTGCGGCGCGCACGTCGTAGTGCGCGATCCACACTTCGTCACCTACCTGACCTGGACGGGAGAAGTCGACGGTAATGACGTTCGAGCCGTTAGTGCTGGAAGCCACTTCCTCGACTGCGTCAGCAATCTTTTGCCGAGCGTCGTCTGACAGGTTCTTCCCGTGCTTCGCCAGCATCTGCTGAACAATGTCCGCGGATGACTGGGGCGCAATCGGTCTCGCAGTGCTGGTAAGTGACTCGATCTCATCAGCTAGGCGCTTGCTGAATTTCTCTACTGGCTCTTCGAGCATGCGCGACAGGACGGCTGCGAACTTGGTGTTCAGGGGATTGATGCCCTTGAAATACAAGTTCACGGCAGCCGGCGTCATTCCCGCCTCATCGGCGATTTTCTTTTGGCTGAGCTTCAACTCGTTCTTCTTGGAGAGGAACAGGTCGTGCGCGGCTGCGCACTCGGCAAGCAGCTCGGGCGGGAGGATACGTTTCTTGGTCATCGCGCGAATGTATACCAATGGTTAAAAATAAGAAGAAACCATCGGTATTGCTTAAAAATTAACAGATGGTTAATATCGGCCTCATCTACAAGCAGAGGCACGACCATGAATGAGACTTCCCTCGACAAGTTCGTGGCTGACAAAGGGCAGTCCGAAGCCGCACGGCTTCTTCGGGTGACTGCCCCAGCCATTCACAAAGCCCTATCCGCGAAACGGGACATCCGTGTGCTTGAGCTACCCGATGGCAGCTTCCAGGCGCAGGAGCAGCGTCCGTTCCCATCCCAAAAGTCAGCCGCTTAAACCAATTCCAATCACGAAGGAGCAGCACATGTACGACGAACCACGCCATCTGAAGGATCGAGAAATTAAATCTCGGTACGACGATGAAACCTACGAGGCACTCAAGGCAGTCGCCCGACTTCACAAACTGCAGCTGGCTGTATTCGTGCGCATGTGCGTGGAAGAGAAGCTCGAAAGCATCGTTGAACAGGATGTTACCGAGAAACAGCATTTGGCCTGAAGGCCCTGAAGGAGGCTTTGTGCCTGAAACCACGATCTGCCACGGGATCGATGGGCGCCTCTACGAAAAGCTTGAACGATTGGCAAAGGCCGCAGGCATGTCGCCTGACGAGTACGCCGCGAAGCTTGGAGCAGAACGCTTTTTCGAAAAGACCAGGCCCAAGGGTGCCGGAAAACTTCGACATCTACCCACAGCAAGGCGCGATCCGCCGCAGGACTTAAAAGGCCCTGAAAAAGGAGGGACTGATGAAGGCTCCCGATAGCAAAACCCAAATCGCAGGCGAAAAAAAACCACCTGGCCGGGTGGTTCTTCGCGTTGCATTCGAAACATATCTGTGAGGCCGATTATGCATACCTCTACTACCGATGTACAGGCCCTGAAGAATCCCGCGCCACATTTTTCGAATCACGAAAACGTGGCGCGGAAAATGTCCTCCCGCGAAATTGCCAATGTCACCGGAAAGCGTCACAACAACGTGAAGCGGGACATCGTATCGATGCTTACCGAGCTTGAAGAAGATGTGCTCAGTTTTGAGCACATCTATTTGGACGGTTACAAGCGGGAGCAGGTCGAGTATCTGCTCGACCGCGAACTGACCGACACCTTGCTCACTGGCTACAGCGCCAAGATGCGGCGCGCGGTTATCCGCCGCTGGACAGAGCTTGAAGGGCAGGGCGCAGCTCGTCAGGCGGTGATGGCCAACGGCACTAAGGTAGTTGGAGAGCTTGCCATTCTCGAATGCTTCACGCGCCTGCTGAAACCGGCACCTTCCAGCCAAGTAATGATGCTTGCCCAGATCGCCACCAATAACGGGCTCGACGCCAAATTCCTGCCTGGCTATGCCGTAGATGCCGCGCCGGACGCCACAGGCGGCTCCAGCATGCCCACGAAGTCCGCCACGGCGCTGCTGAAGGATAACGCCATCCGAATTGCACCTGCCGCGTTCAACCGCGCCCTGGAGTCGGCTGGCTTCCTCAAGGTCCTGCAGCGCAAGAACTCAAAACAGGAAATGGTGCCTTTCTGGTCCATCACTGAAAAGGGCCTCAAGTACGGCAAGAACCTCACCAGCCCCCAATCCCCCCGCGAGACACAGCCGCACTGGTACGTGGATCGCTTCCTTGAACTGGCCAATTTGGTCGGGAAGGCCTGACATGCAATACACCGTCACGATTAACCAGGCGAAGGCATTGGAGTGGGGGCTGAATGCTCAGCAAGCCCTGCTGTTTGCTTTCGTCTACGAGTGCCCGAGCTGGGCCAATCCAATCAAGACGGATACCGGGATCTACTTCGCGTTGAGCAAAAGCAAGATCGTTGACGAATTGCCGCTGCTGACTGACAAGCCTGATACCGCTTACCGACTTCTGAAAGCTCTGCGAGACGCGGGCTTGATCGAGCTTTCCAGCACTTCGAGCATCACTTTGATTCGCCTGACCGAGAAAGCAAAAGAGTGGAACCGTAAGCTAGATGGGTCGGAAAAATATCCGACCTCTGATGCGATTGATGGTCGGAAAAAAATCCGATCTACCTCGGAAAATTCTCCGAGCAAGGTCGGAAAAAAATCCGAGTCAAGGTCGGAAAAATCTCCGACAAATCAGGATACCAATAATCAGGGTACCAATCAGGTAACCAGTAATCAGGATTTGCAGGACGGATCGGACAAGCCGAACCGGTCCAGCGGATTGGTTCTGGTCGGCGGCATTGAAGCGCCACGGGTCGAGATTCCCGCCGATATGCCAGGGCCGAAAGACCAGGCCTGCAAAACCTTCAAAACCTGGGCGAACTACGCCATGTCCTACCGCAAGCGCTACAAAGCGTGGCCGGTTTGGAATGCCAAGGTGGGAGGGCAGGTGGGACTGCTCATCGGCCGTCTTGGCATCGACGTGGCTCACAGTGTCGCGGCGTACTACTTGGGCATCAACGACGCTCAACTGATCCGTAAATGCCACAGCCTCAACGAACTGCTGGCCAACGCCGAGGGGTATCACACCCAGTGGGTCACTCAGACCCAGGTGAACGGCCGCACAGCCCGCCAGCAGGAAGACACCCAGGCCAACATGAACGCAGCCCAGGAAGCTGCCCGCAAGATCCGTGAAGGAGGGCCGCGCAATGCTTTCCTCTGACGAAGTTGCGCAACTGGCCGGTGCTATCTGCGCAACTGCCGAAACCTTGGGCCAGACGATCAGCGCGACTGCTGCTGAGCTGATGGCCGAAGACCTGTCTGTGTACCCGCCCGGCGATATCCGCAAAGCGCTTCAGTCCTGCCGCCGCGAACTGACCGGGAAGCTGACCTTGGCTGCTGTCCTGCAACGCATCGAGGCCGAAGACGGCCGCCCGGGCAAGGACGAGGCATGGGCCATCGCCATGACGACCCACGACGAATACGAGACCGTCGTACTCACGGACGAAATCCAGCTCGCCCTGGCTGCCGCCAAGCCCGTGCTAGATGCAGGCGACAAGATCGGTGCCCGTATGGCGTTCATCAGCGCTTACGAGCGTCTGGTTGGCCAGGCCCGCGAGGATCACAAGGCCGTGAACTGGCATGTGTCTGTCGGCTTCGACGCCAACCGACGCGTCCAGGCCATCACCAAGGCCGTGCAAATGCAGCGCATCCCTCAGGAGCGCGGGCAGGTGTATCTGGCCGACCTCAACGTCGTACCGATCTCACAAGACGGCCAAGCCATTGCAGGGCTGATAACTGGGCAGGTGACGCGGCCAAGTGCGAACGTCCGGGAAAAGCTCAAGGCGGTGAAGGACGCCATGGCTGAGATGAGCCTGGCCAGTGCTGAGCGCCGCAAGGAATTGAAGATCAAGGCCGCCAACGATCTGGCCGACCGACTCGCGCTGCTCCAGCAGCAGGCCGAGGATTTGGAATTGAAGAGGGCTGCGCGATGACCGACAAAATCAGCGTCAACTGCCAGGCCAAACTCACCGAGGCAATCACCAGCCTCACCACCATGTACCGCGACAAGCGTTTCGTGGTTGTGTCACTACGCCCGGGCAAGGACCGCACCCTGGATCAGAACGCACTCTGGTTCGCGATGTACAAGCGCATCTCCGAAATGACTCAGATCGGCGACCCAGCCGAGGCGCGCAAGTACTGCAAGCTGCACATCGGCGTGCAGATCCTGCTGAACGAGGACGCCGGGTTTCAGACTGATTGGTATCGGGTGATGCGCCATCTGTCCTACGAAACGAAGCTGGACATGATGGGCGGCTGCCATCTGTTCGGGCCTGACGGCTTCCCGGTGACCAGCCTGTTCAACCGTGCCCAGGGCATCGCCTACACCGACCGTATCGTCACGTACTTCGGTCGTCACGGCGTTGTGTTCTCGGATCTGCTTGGCGAGGTGGCGGCATGACTACTCTCGAAGAAATCAGCCTTTGCCCGAAAGCCAATCGTGAGTTCTGGTCTGGGCGCGCTCGCTTCAATTTGACCTGCTATCGGTACATTGGGGCTGGTCCGGCTGATCGCCGGCTTGAGCGCGCTGCGTTCCGCCGCAACATGGCTCACCGCCGCGCCAAGACGTACTTGGATGAGCAGCGCGGGCAGCTGGAAATGTTCGGGGTGGCTGCATGAGCCTCTCCATCAAAGAGCGCAAGAAGAAGACCTGCGCAAACACCGCATGCGCCACTCAGTTCGTACCGGCGCAGCTCGGCCAGAAGGTATGCGGCTGGGCATGTGGTCTGGCCATCGCTCCAGCGAATCAGGAGCGGGCGCGCAAGGCCATTGCGCAGCGCGACCGGCAGGAGATCAAGGTTCGCAAGGAGAAACTGAAATCTCGCAGCGACCACATGCGCGACACGCAGCAGGCATTCAACGAGTGGGTGCGTACCCGTGACGCCGATCTTCCATGCATCAGCTGCGGCCGGCACCACCAGGGTAAGTACGACGCCGGTCATTACCGGACAGTGGGGAGCAATCCCGCGCTGCGCTTCGAGCCGCTGAACTGCCACAAGCAGTGCGTGCCCTGCAATCAGCACAAGTCCGGGAACATCGTGGAATACCGGATCAACCTGGTGCTGCGCATCGGTGCCGTGAACGTTGAGTTCCTTGAAGGCCCTCATGAGCCCCAGAAGTACACCGTCGAAGAATTGAAGGCCCTTACGGCCAAGTACCGGGCACTGACCAGAGAATTGAAGAGGGCGACGGCGTGAATCAAGTAGTTCAAATCACCGGGCCTGCAACCCAGGCCAAAAATGGTTGGCTCAAGCCGATGTTTCCCATCACCGGCAAAGCCCATTACTTCAATCAGGAATCCGACCTGCCAGCGGTTACGACCCAGGGCCGGGCATATTTCTGGCGCACCCTGTGCGGAGTCGACACGGTCAGCACGGAGCGGGTCCCAATGTTTGACGCGGGCAACTGGAGTCGGTGCAAGAAGTGCGAACGTGCAATCACTCGGAGTGAGCCAGTATGAATATCAACTCAGCACGTCAGGCTTGGCATGACTGCACCTACAACCCTGCGCCCGGGCAATCCTCGGATGTGGTCCAGCTGGGCGTGGTTGTGCAGGCAACAGAGCGCGGCCCTACGGCAAATCACGCGATGCACAGCGCGTTGGCCGGTCATATCCAGTCGGCAATCGCCAAGCTTCACCCGCAAGTGCGCGTGTTCGGCGAATACATGTACGCAGCCAACCGGGACGACGACATCCGTGAGGCAGCCGAGGAATTGGTATTCGGCATGGTCGTGTCGAAGTCCAAGCGCATGACGGCAGCGAAGCGGGAAAAGCTGGAGTACGTGGTGAAGGGGGTAATGCGTCGGTACCGGTACATGCACCAGGGCGGCCAGTCGGCCAACGACGACCCGCTGATCAAGCCTGAGTCGTTCCGTTCGTGGCTGCTGGCTGAGTACGGAGTGCGGCTTGAGTCGTTCAACTGGGACCGGGATTGGGAGTGCATGGTGCGGCTCACATTCGACTGCTGTGAGGACCTCGACCGGATGGCTTTGAGCCCAATTGGAGCGGCAATTTACAAGATGAAAGAGGCCGCTTGACTTCCCGTGCGGCTGGCGGCATCATTTCGCCACATTGAGTATTTTGCCTACGGCAACTTGCTCCAAGAAACCCGCCATTTGAGCGGGTTTTTTTGTGCCCGAAGAAAACCCACCAACGAGGTATGCCGTATGCGGAAACTCACCATGTACCTGGGCTTTGCGCTTGCCGCATGCCTGTCCTGCTTCTCCCTGTCGGCGATGGCTCAGCCAGTGTCCTACGCCTTCCGTTCCGCCGTGATGCTGGCAGAGCTGCCGAGTGTCGGCATGAAGCGCCTGGAGCTGACCCTGGCCATGTGGCGAACGGGTAGCTCCGGCGCTGATGAATCCCTGAAGAGCAATCTGCGCGCATCGAGCAATCACTTCGTCATGGCTTCGGCCAAGCGCCGCGCCGACGAATACGAAGGTTTCTCCCCCGCCTGACTGCGCGGATCGCGAATGAAAAAGCCCGGAAATACGCGCCGGGCTTTTTTGTACCTCCGAGGAAAGCCGCTACCCAAGTGGACGCTTTCCCGGATGTACCAGTTACCCCAACCCCTCGGAACCTCTGATCGTCACGTTCAGCGAGGGCCTCTTTCGTCCCTGTCCTCCTTTGGCCGCTCCCTGACGGCCCTTTTTATTCGTCTTGGCTGAGCATTCAGCCCTTTTTATCAATGGATCGCCCATGACTGACGTATCACGTATTGCCGACGGAACGATGTTCAAAATCGTCGTGCCCGTCCTGCAAACGATTATGTCGGCCGGGGCGATTGGCGCGTTCGTGTATGTGGTTGGCTCGCTCGGCGCGCTGCAATCGCAACTTAGCGCTTATCAGACCAGCTCGGCTTTGATGGCGCAGCGTGTTGACTCCCTGGAGCGCTCGCGTGAAAGCACTGACAAGTTCATCGACGGCCTGCGCTCCACGGTGCAGCGTCATGACTTCTTGATCCTGCAGAACTCCGATGGGATCAAGAGTCTGGCGCTCCAAGGGCGGCCCAAGTGAAGCGCCTGCTGATCGTTCTGTTGCTCGCCGGGTGTGCTCAACAGGAAAGGCCAGCAGAGCCAGTCATCAAAACAACCGTCTACCGCTACACCAGCCAGGCGTGTGAAAAGCCCGAAAAGGCTCCGGCAAGCCTCAAGCGCATGACTGCTGACAGGGATGAATGGAAACGATACGCCGAGAAGCTCGAAAAACTCCTACCGAAGAATCCAGCCCCATGAATCTGATCCCCGAATGGCGAAAGGCCTGGCGCTTGACCAGCGTTCAATTGGCCGTGCTCGGCGCTGCGCTCAATGCTGCGGCGGTGGGGTGGTCAGTGTTCCAGGGGGCGGTGGATCCGCTGGTTTTCGCCAGCGTGAACATGGTCCTGAGCGTGGCGGTCGCTGTGGCCCGAGTGGTCCAGCAATCGAAGCCTCATAAGCCCGGCGAGTAATCCGCGCCACAAATTCAGATGACGCCATTTCGTGGCGACCAATTCGGTCACAAATACTTGTTGTATTCCGTACCCTAAAGGTACATAATGTATCTCAAGGGCGGCACAGACGGTGCAACCCGGAACCCGAAAGGATGAAAGATGCCAAATGAGAAAGAAGAACTGGAGCTTGAGAAATTACAAGCTGAGGTTCACAAGTTGGTAGCTGAGACTCGAAAGATGATCGCTGAAACCAACAAGCTGAAACGGGAAACAAGCTTCTACCCGTTTGTAGCGACTGGAGGCCTCATCACAGTAATCGTCACCGCAGCTGCCTTCATTCACAAATTCTAAGCAACCAGCCCCGAGTGATCGGGGCTACTGCCCGGCGGCTCTTGAGATTTGAGCTGATTCAGGCGACAGTATGCCAGCAGGGTCAGGCAATAGGCTTGGCCCGACACCCCTAGAGAGGATGAACATGAGCCACGATCAAGTAATCGCGCAAATGCGGAAAGACCTGGAGCAGTTGGGCGACGAAGTCCGCACCCCCCCGCGCCATGAAACCCGCAATATCCTTGTGTCCGCAGCGTCCGGTGCAGTCTTTGCGCTGGCTGTCTCCTGGGTGGCCTTCAGAGTTCTGTTCTGATCCATCATCACCAGACTCTGCCGGTGCCCACATGAAACGAATCGAACACTATCAGCCGCCGACCGCGGCTGATTTGGCACGCCTCAAGGATCAACTTGGTTTCACCAGCCCGCAAATGGCTGACCTGGCCGGACTTGCTCAGGGTGCCCAATGGCGCAAGTACACCGGAGGCGCGCAGCCACGCGAGCTGAGTCCTCACATGCATTTCTACATGGCAGCTCTGTTGACCCTCACTCCTGAGGAGTTGGAGCGGGTGGTGTGCGCGATGCGAGAGCAGGGGGCCAGCGTTGAAGTCGGTCCTCTTCCTGCCGGGCCGAGCAAGATCAGCCAAGCCTGACAAATCAAGCAACTCACTAAGCCCAGCCTAATCCGCTGGGCTTTTTCGTTGGTGCATGCGGTGTGCAAATGACCGCAAGAGATGTGCCCGCATTTCACAGTGGAGTGACCATGACGACCATTGCCTACAAAGGCGGCGTGATCGCCTATGACTCTCGCTGCACTCGCGGTACGACCATTACGGATGACGACTGCGAAAAGCTGGAGACGGTGAAGGGTGTCCACTTTCTGTGTACTGGCTGCACATGCGACTTTGACGCGCTGATCGCTGCCTACTTCGGCGCCCCTGCGTCTGCCCCGATTGAAGCGTCAGGCTATGCGGTAGATGGCGACACGCTCTGGCTGATCGGTCACGACGACAAGACAGGCTTCTGGAAGAACAGAATCCGGCCTGACCGTGCTGACGCAATAGGGAGTGGGACGCCTCACGCTCAGACCGCTATGGACATGGGTGCGACTGCTGCTGAAGCCGTAGAGATGGCCAAGAGGCGTGACACTGGCACTGGCGGACGGGTTCGGACGCTGAGCATCACCACAGTAGGATCATAAGGATTCCCCATGACAACCAAGCAACCCGACTGGGAGCGCATTGAACAGCTCTTCCGGGCCGGGCTGCTCTCAGTGCGAGAGATAGCTGCTGCTTGCGGCGTATCTCACACAGCAATCAACAAACGGTCCAAGGCTGAAGGCTGGGATCGTGACCTGAACGCCAAGATCAAGGCAAAAGCAGATTCGCTGGTTTCCAAACGCGAGGTTTCCACAAAGGTTTCCACGGAAACACTGGCAACTGAACGTGGAATCGTCGAGGCCAATGCCGAGGTCATCGCTGACATAAGGATGGCTCACCGGACTGACATTGGTCGCTCCCGAAGACTGGCCAACAAGCTGCTGGATGAGCTTGAATCCTTGACTGACGAGCAGGGCACCATCAAAGAGTTGATTGCTCAGCTCAAGGATGGTGACAGCGACGATAGCGAGGCAATGTCCGACATGCTGGCCCTGGCCAACAAGATGGGCGCGCTTCCATCCCGGACCAAGACCATGAAGGAATTGGCCGAGACCCTGAAGACTCTGGTTACGCTGGAGCGCCAGGCCTATGACCTCGACACCAAATCTGGCGGCAACGACGCCGACGAGCTATCCAAGCTGATGGACGATCTATCGAAGGACGCCTGATATGAAGCCCGAGCACTTGAAGCTGCTCCGGGATCGGTTCTGGCGTCTGAACAACCTGTACTTCATCACCGACAAGGGCGGGAAGAAAGTCCGCTTCCGGATGACGCAGGAGCAGATTGATTACTTCCAGGGGATGCACACTCGCAACATCATCCTCAAGGCTCGACAGCTCGGGTTCACCACGCTGGTTTGCATCGTGCAGTTGGATGCCGCGCTGTTTGAGTCAGCCAAGTGCGCGCTGATCGCTCACACCCTGAACGATGCCAAGCGCCTGTTTCGCGAGAAGGTCAAATATGCGTACGACAACCTTCCCGCCGAGATACGTGCTGCCAACCCTGCTTCTAACGATGCTGCTGGTGAGCTTGTGTTCAGCAAGGGCGGATCGCTCTACGTGTCCACATCCTTCCGGGGCGGGACTCTACGGTATCTGCACGTATCCGAGTTCGGGAAGATCTGCGCCAAGTTTCCCCACAAAGCCAGAGAGATCGTCACCGGGGCATTCGAGGCGGTCGCCGCCGATTGCTTCGTTACCATCGAGTCGACGGCCGAGGGGCGGGCGGGCTACTTCTTCGATTACTCGCAGAGCGCGGAGAAGCAGCAGCTTTCCGGTGTTCCGCTGGGCAAGCTGGACTGGAAGTTTTTCTTCTTCAGTTGGTGGCGTAACGGCCTGTATTGGCTGGACCCACAAGAAGTGGTTATCCCGCAACGACTGACCGACTACTTCAGTGAGCTGCAGGCCAAGCACGGGATCGTCACGAACCCAGGCCAGCGCGCGTGGTACGCCGCCAAAGAGAAATCCCTCGGCGACGACATGAAGCGGGAGTACCCGTCGATACCGACCGAGGCGTTCCAGCAGTCTGTCGAGGGCGCTTACTACGCCAAGCAGTTCGCCAAGCTCTACGCAAACAAGCGGATAGGCATCATCCCGAACAACAGCCACCAGCCGGTGATGACGTTCTGGGACATCGGTGTCGGCGACTCCACGGCCATCTGGTTCGTGCGCCAGATTGGCACCGAGTATCACGTCATCGATTACTACGAGAACTCAGGCGAAGGCTTGCGCCATTACATGAAGGTGCTCAAGGACAAGGGTTACACCTACTCCGAGCACTGGGGGCCGCACGATATCGAGAACCGTGAATTCGGCAGCGATGCGAAGAGCCGCAAGGATATCGCCAAAGAGGGCTACGAGATCGATGGCGAGCGGTATTCCATCAGGTTCCAGGTCGTCCCGAGGACGGGCGTTGATGACGGCATTGAATCGGCCCGGGAAATACTGGCCCTTTGCGTCTTCGACGAATCCAAGTGTGAAGAGGGTATTGGCCATCTTGAAAACTACCGCAAGGAATGGGACGAGAACCGTGGCTGCTGGAAGGACAAGCCATTCCACGACAGCACATCCCACGGCGCTGACGCCTTTCGATACTTCGCTGTGGCGAAGACCAAACGTATACGCACAGGCGGAACACGCCGGATAGGAGGCTTGGCCTGATGCCAGTGCAATCAACTAACCCAGACTTCGACGCCCACATTGCTGAATGGCGAATGATGGACGACGCGCTCGAAGGTGAAGGCGCTATCAAGCGCAGCGACCGTAATCTGCCAAAGCCGAGCGGCATGGTTGAAGCTGAAAAGCTTGACCCCGCCGGCAACAAATACCTGTACCAGAACTACACCGACCGCGCCCAGTACGAACACTGGGTAAGGGATTCGCTGCGGTCCATGATGGGGCTAGTGTCAAGGCTGATTCCTGAAATCAAGCTGCCGTCTGGCCTGAAAGGGTTGGAAGACAACGCCACTTCTGATGGCTTCGGCCTCAAGCAGCTTTTCTTCCGCATGGTGCGCCAAGCCATCTCGCATGGCCGGGTGCCGATGGTGGTAAACATCGATGAGACCGGGGAGCCGTATTTCTCGACGTATGCCACCCGCAACGCCCTCAACTGGAAAGTTGGCTCCATGGGTGGACGTCAGGATTTGATTCTGGCCGTATTCATCGAGTTTCGAGACAGCAAGGAAGACGAGTTCGACCACGACTGCAAGATGGTGTACCGCGTCTTCAAGATGATTGAGGGTGTCTGCCATAGCGAGGTGATTGGCGAGGATGGCGGGGCGCTGGAGGAGCTGAAGCCTCTGGGTACTACCGGCGCTGACAACCGCCTGGTCAAGGGCCTGGCCTATCTGCCGGTGATCTACTGCGGCTCAACCGATAACTCGCCAGAGGTCGACGAGGTTCCGCTGCTGACTATGGCTCGGGCGGCTTTGAAGTCTTACCAGCTTAGCGCTGACTATTTCACGGCTTTGCACCAGACCAGCCATCCGCAGCCGTGGGTAGCCGGAATGGACGAGACAGTCGAATTGAGTGTGACCGGACCATCGGCTGCATGGGACCTAGGGCCGTCTGGGTCCTGCGGATATCTGGAATTCCAAGGTGCTGGCATCGAAGCCGTGCGCCAGGCCATGGCAGATCAGAAGGGCGCGGCATTGGAAGCCGGTGCCAAGGTCATGGACGTCTCGGGGGACGCGGAGTCAGGCGAGGCCCGTAAGACGCGCCAGAACGACCAGCACGCGACGCTGCACAGCATTGTCATGTCCGTGGCCGAGGCCATCGAGCAGGGCCTGCGCTATGCCGCTGAATGGAAAGGCTACAGGCCGGAAGATGTCACGTTCATGGTTAAGCCTGAATTCTTCGTTGCAGACATCGACCCGCAACTGGCCACCCAACTTCTTCAAGCATCGCTCGCAGGGAGGGTTAGCCCAGAGTCTTATTGGCTATACATCTCGACTGGCAAGCTGCCAGAGCGTGACTGGAACGAAGAATCCCTACACATCGAAAACCCAGGCGACGTAGCCGATGGCGACCAGTGAAGAGTTGGCAGCAGCGCAGCGTGCGATAGTCGCAGCACTGGCACAGCACGCTTCCCACAACTACCGGGCCTCGTCAGGGGTTGTCACTCGTATCAACGCCGAGATTGATCGTCTCGCCATCGAATTGGTTGCTGAGCTTGGCGATCGGCTCGAAGCGCTCACGACTGCCGAGATCCAGGCTTTTCTGGCCGGTAAGTACACAACGAGCAACCTCAAGGCGCTGAAGGCCACCGTCGATGGTTGGGTAGTAGCGCTGAACCAGTCGATACAGGCTGAATGGATCAGCTCTGCAACGGCGCTTGCTGGCTATGAGGCGTCGTATGCCTCCAATCTGATGGCTCAGGCTCTCGAAGGTGTCGCGCAGGCAGGTGTTACTGCTGCTCAGGCATACAAGGCGGCAATGGAGCAGCCGGTGCTGGGCCAGCTTGTAAAGACCATGCTGTCAGGCATCGCCGAGGATACAAAAGTACGGATGTTTTCGAGCATCCGCCAAGGCATCAGTTCGGGGCAAACAAATGTCGAGGTCGTCCGTGCATTGCGCGGCAGCCAAGTGTTCAAGTATCAGGATGGTCTTCTTCAGATCACCAAGACAGACGCTTCGAGAGTCGTACGGACTGCGCGTAACCATGTGGCCAACGTCGCCTACGAGCAGACCTACCAAGCCCTAGGGGTCAAGTTTGTGGTCTGGTGCTCAACGCTGGATGGCAGAACGTCGAAGGTTTGCGCCAGCCGGGACGGGATGCGTTACAGGGTCGACGAGGCTCACCCGTCACCACCAGCTCATCCGAACTGCCGGAGCGTACTTGCGCCAAGCTTTGACGGCGATCTGATCGGCAACAGGCCGTATGTGCGAGCTCTGAAGGTGCGCGGCGGCTATCGGATTAACGAGGAAGGAAATCGCGAGGCACGGGCAGCAAACTTTCGCAGCATTGGCGACATGACCAAGAAGCAGCGCGACAAGGCTGGCTTGGAAGTCGGTCAGGTTGCCGCTGGCACGAACTACGCGAAGTGGTTCGGCAATCAGGATGCAGCGTTTCAGCGTGAATGGCTGGGGCCTGCTCGATACGATCTATATCAGAAGGGCGGCTATAGCTTGGAACGGTTTGTTGATCCAACCGGCAAGCAATACACTCTGGATCAGCTCCGCGTACGTGACGAGGAGACTTTCAAGGAAATATTCGGTGAAAGGCACTGAATTGGCCGATCGGCTATTCATGCAATGGTGGCAGCACCGTATTGTGGAGCAGTACCCGACCCATGAGAGGCCTGGTGCCTGGTTGATCTTCACGATATCAATGCACATGCAGAACAAGCTGGAGCCGTTCGATTAGCCGACAGACCACTGGCTTTTAGGCGGGCCAGCCGATAGATTCATGGGTCGACCAAATCACCGGATGGAACCATGGCTGGATATCAAGACCTTCTCGATGCGTACGCTAACAATCATCAGGCTTTAGGGATTATACGTGGCTCGATTCGAGATGCCACAAACTCCATCCGATCGGCGCTACTTCTTCGTATGGGGCTTTCGCCAAAGTCCGAGCTTGTGATTATCGCGACAGAAGGCGGGACGGATCTGTTCGGAAAAATTTCAACCCTTGAGCATAAAGACACGCTGCGCGCCAAGGTATGCATTGTGCTAAATGGAGCTGAGGGAGCTCCAGAAACCAGCGTTTCAACATGCATTCACTTCAAGGTGAGTGATGGAAAAGTTGTTATTGACTTACCAACCCTAGGTCACTCCCAGGCAATCATTAAGCCTGATGATTTTAATGAAATCGCAGGCACAATTTACGAAGCGGCGCTGATCAGGCTGACTGACTACTAAAAAATTAGACGCTCAACATTCAAAGCAAACCTCGGCAATGCCGGGGTTTTTTTATGCCTGCTGATTAGGTCAGCGGCCCACAAATCCCCAGGGGATACCCATGTTTAAGCTGAAACAACTTTTTCTGAATGCAGCCGGTGAAGGCGGTGAAGGTGGCGGTAGCGTGACTATTACCCCTGAGATTCAGGCGGTCATCGACCAACAAGTCGCTGGTTTGAAAACCAAGAACGCCGAGCTACTCGGCTCGCTCCGCACGACCAAGACCGAACTGGAAGGCTTCAAAACTCAGTTCGAAGGTTTGGACATCGACGCTGTGAAGGGTCTGCTCAACAAGGTCGGGCAGGACGAGGAAACCCGCCTGCTGGCCGAGGGCAAGCTCGACGAGGTGATCAGTAAGCGCACTGAGCGCCTGCGCACCGACTACGACAAGCAGCTTGCCGCCGAGAAGACGCGCGCCGACAAGGCTGAGGCTTTCGCCGCCAAGTACAGCGACAAAGTACTGGCCGACTCCATTCGCGCTGCAGCCATAAAGGCTGGCGCGCTCCCCGAGGCCGCTGAAGACATCATCCTGCGCGCCCGGGGCACTTTCAAACTCAGTGAAGACGGCGAAGCGATTGCCACTGACCGAGACGGCGAAGTCGTTTACGGGAAGGACGGCAAGACTCCGCTGTCACCGCTCGAATGGGCGGAATCCCTGCGTGAAACAGCAACACACCTCTGGCCAAGGGCTCAGGGTGCCGGGCAGACCGGCGACAACGGTGGCAAGGCCACGAAAAAGTGGGGGGAGCACACCGAACAAGAGCGCGCAGCTCTGGCCCGAGACAACCCCGAAGCATACAAGCGACTCAAAGCCACTCAAGGAACCTAATCCATGGCCACCACGCAACTAGCTGACATCTTCGTCAGTGATTACTACGCCGATCTGGCGCCGGTCAACTCGCCAGAAAAAACCGCCGTGTTCGAATCCGGCATCATCGTCAAATCCCCCGAACTGGATGCAATCGCTTCCAACGGCCAGGGCACCGCCGAGATTGCCTACTGGCAAGATCTTGATGCCGACGAAGAGCCGAACATCTCCAACGATGACCCGGATGATCTGGGTCTGGTCGGTAAAGCAGAAATGGGCAGCATGCGTGCGCGTACTCTGTACCTCAACAAAGCTTACGGCGTAGCCGACCTCACCACTGAATTGGCCCGCACCGAGCCAATGCAGCACATTCGCAACCGCTTTGGCACCTACTGGACTCGCCGGTGGCAGCGTTACCTACTCGGCGCTGCTCGCGGCATCATTGCGTCGAACATCGCGAATGATGCGGGTGACATGGTTGTCGATGCGGGCGCAACGATCAGTGCCGGCGCCTTCCAAGACGCAGCTTTCACTTCTGGCGATGCTGCCGATGTGTTCTCCGCGATCGGCGTGCATTCGGTTGTGATGAACCAGATGGTCAAGCAGGACCTGATCGAGTATCTGCGCGACTCCGATGGCAAGATCATCTTGGCGACCTACCTGGGTAAGCCTGTATTCATGGATGACAGCCTGGTGTACGGCACTGGTCGCTTCCTGTCCGTGTTCTTCGGTCAGGGCGCATTCGGTTACGGTGAAGGCAACCCGGCTAACCCAGTTGAGCTGGAACGTAAGCCATCCGGCGGTAACGGCGGCGGCGCGGAAGTCCTGTGGGAGCGCAAGACAATGATCTTGCAGCCTGCTGGCTTCAGCTGGAAGGGTGGGGAGAATCGCAACCTCAGTCCGACGGCGACCCAGTACGCGGCTGCTGCCAACTGGGAACGGGTCTTCGATCGCAAGCAGGTTCCATTCGCTGCCGTCATCAGCGGCACCGTCACCCCGTAAGCCAGCCTCGGCCGGGCGCTTGATCGCGCCCCGGCTGACACGGAGCGAATCATGAAAGTCATTTATAGCGACAAGCCCGGCACTGAGCCTGGCGTCTGTTATCGCCTGCTCGACGAGTTCTTCGGCGTCATCAGTTCGGCCAAGGAGGTGGTGGTGGATGGCGATAAGCCAAACATCATCGAGGCCTACAAGCGGGCAGGAATCATCGTCACTGACGGTAGTTCTCTGGCACTTCCTCAGGATGGCCCAACCATCGCGGAGTTCGTCGCTTCTGGCTACAAGGCCAGCAACTACCCGCCAGAGGGTTATGCCTCTCGCAGCACCGCTGACGAAATCGCTGAAGCGCTGAAGGCGGAGCAGGACGCGCCGGAAACCGACCCAATGAAAATGAAGGTCGCTGAACTGAAGGTTTATCTGACCAGCAAGGGCGTCGAATTCGAAGCCACTGCTCTGAAAGAAGATCTGCAGGCCTTGATCCCGAAAGAATAAGGACCAACACATGACCGACTTCATCACCGTTGCCGATGTAGATGCCCTGCTTGGTTCTGACTGGGCTGGCTCCGGTGATCCGGTCCTGGCCGTGGTTATGGCGAATGCCTGGCTCACGGCCAAGATTAAACGGCCCGTTGCCGATCCGACCCCTGAGGCCATCAAGCAGGCTGGCGCTCAGGTGGCGAAGGAAGCGGCGGCGGGCAGGTTGTACAAGGCAACTCAGAAAGAGGTGCTGAGCAAGACTGTTTCGGCTCAATCCGGAACCTCGACCAGCAAGACATACGCGGCCGGATCGACTGAGTTGTCGGCAGGCGAGAACTTCGCACTGGCGCTGCTAGCACCCTGGGTCAAACGATCCGGCACCATGATGCTCAAGAGGGTTTAGCGATGGGCATGCGAGAAGATATTCAGGCTGATCTTGCCGAGGCGTTCAACGATCCGGATGGGCTGGCGGATGCGGTACAAGCATTCACTGGCGGCATCACGCTCCCAGGCACGTGGGACCCAGTAGCGGAAGCCGCTGGTGAGCCCATTGTCATTGCTTACACCGGTAGGGGCATTTTCGGCTCATTCAACAAACAACTGGTGGATGGCATTCAGATACTGGCGACAGATGTCAGCCTTCTTGCTCTTCAGAACGAAACGACTGGGCTCCCGGCCGTAGATCACGAAATCAATGACCTGAAGGTGATCAGCGTGAGCCAAGACCCCGCGTCGGCAACATGGACCCTGCAGCTCAGGAAGGTGTGATATGGCGAAGGGCTGGAGCATAAATCCCACCAAGTTTATTGATGAGGTGGAGAAGGATCTCACTGACCTGCAAAAAGAGATCGCCATCAGCGCCCTGCAATCGATCATCAGCGGATCGCCGGTTGACAAAGGTACTTACAAGGGCAATCACCGCGTCACCGTAGATGCGAGCAGCTTGAACTTTGATTCTGCGAAGGATGATCCGTCCGGGTCGAGCACGCTTTCCGAGGGCGCCGCGACAATTGGCAGTATTGCCGGGCCTTACCACAACATCATCATCCAGAATAACGCGCCTTACGGCGAACGCTTGGAAAACGGGCACTCTCAGCAAGCGCCTGGCGGGGTCTACGGGGTGGCGTTCATCGGGGTATCAGAGAAGTACCGGAAATGACCTATGAGCAGATACGGCTACTGATTGTCGGGCGGATGGCTGCATTCACTGGGCTAGATCAGGGCCGAATAGCCTATTCAAACCAGCCCGCAGTGTTTGCACCACCAGAAGCCGGCCTATGGGCTCGCCTGAACATCCAATACGCCACGGCCTTCATGGCTGGAATGGCTGACAAGCCGCACACACGCAAGCCCGGACAGATCAGCATCCAGTGCTTTGCCCGGGAGCGCACCGGCACCAAGACCGTCACTGAGCTGGCCGACGCACTGGAAGCGCACTTCGCCTACTGGCAGTCGGGCGATCTTGAGTGCATGGAAGCCAGCCAGGTGATTGCCGGTGAGTTCGAAGGCTTCTACCAAATCAACGTCAACATCCGGTTCCGCGCCGGTTGAGAGGAATCAATGCAAAGCGCCAACTACATACCGGGCGTTTCCGGGTGGAAAATGTCCAAAGATGGACAGCTCGAGGTCAATGGTGCAATTCGTGTCGTCCTTCGCGAAGCTGCTGAGGACAAGCCTGAGCCCAAACCACTCATCGTAGTTGATGGTGTGATCTACATTAGCGAGGTCGAGGTTGAGCGCGCCACAATTGCGAATCGTAAGATCGCTCAGGACTCGTCTGTAACAACAGTTCTGCTTAGCGGCAGGTGCGTCGCTACCAGCATGGGTATGGGCATCGAATCACAGTTTTTGGTCAGCGCTGACAAGTTCCGCATTAAATGCATGTGTGGCGGAGGGGTTGCAGGACTCGACCCGAAATAGCCAGACCATTGATGCAGCCAACCCCGCCTTGAGCGGGTTTTTTTATGCCCGCTATTAGGAGGCTCCAATGAGCTCTGGCGCAAAAGTCGTTTCACACATCATCGCCGAGGTCACACCCGGCGTCACACCGAACGGCACCTGGCACACCTTGCGGCTGACCGGCAACGCACTGACCCCGACCGTAAACACTCAGGTCAGCGACGAAATCACGGACACGCGCCTGAGCCAGGGCTCGGTGGCCACCAGCATCGATATCGGCGGCGATCTGTCGGCCGAGTTCTCCTTTGGCAGCTTTGATCAGTTGCTTGAGGCTGCGTTTTACGGAGTCTGGACCGGCAACGTGCTGCGCGTGGGCGACACCCGCCATACCTTCAGTATCGCGAAGGGCTACAACGACGTTGGCGTCTACAGCCTGTTCAAGGGCGCGCATGTTTCGACCTTCGCCCTCGATATACCTTCTGACGGAAAGCTCACCGCAACCTTCAGCATGGCGTGCCTAGACTACGAGGACAGCGAAGCGCCCATTGTCGTGACTCCGAACGCGCCGACTACCACTCCTTTTTTGAGCAACAACAACGTCGGCACGATCCTGGTTAACGGCCAGTCGCTGGAAGGCGTGGCCTGCGTGTCGGCAATGACCATTGCGCTCGACAACAGCCTGCAGACTCAGCGCTGCCTCGGCTCTGAAAGCCTTGGCCCTGGTGCCCACATCGCCACCGAGGCGGCCATCACTGGCAGCATCACTCTGGCATGGTCCAAGCGCGCCTGGGAAATCTGGAAAAACACCTTCACCCGCGCGCCGATTGCGATCCTCTTTCCGATCACGGATAGCTTGGGCAACGAGTACACGCTCAACTTCCCAGCAGTGGAAGTGGACGGCGAACTCCCGAACGGCGGGAAGCGCGACCTGATCGAGGTGACGTTGAACTACACCGTGGCCAAGCTCAGCCCGACCATCACCCGTTTGGCAGCTCCAGAGCCAGACCCAGCACCTTAAACTTTTGACTGCTCCGGCGAAACGCCATCCGGGGCGGTCCTTTTATTGGCGTGGCGTAGAGGTTTCGCAATGGCTTTGAAGATGAGCAAGAAAGAAGAGACCGCTTCCAAGGAGGCATGGGTTCCGTTCGATAAGGACACCAAGATCCTGCTGGTGGGCATTGATAATGACCACTATCAGGTTGCCCTGGAGCGCATGCGCCGCCGCATCCAGCGAAACGACGCCCGCTTCGATGAAGGCCAGGTCGGCGTAATCGATGGCGAAATGACCGAGCAGCAGAACCAATGCATGCTGCTGAGCCATTTCATCGTCAAGGACTGGGAAGGCGTTCAGGATGCCGATGGCAACCCGCTCAAGTTCAGCCACAAGGGGGCCGCCGATCTGCTGGAAGCCAACATAGAGTTTTTCATCTTCGTGTTGCAGGAAGCCGGGAAAATCACCGCAGAAGCTCGCGAAGAACTTGCCGAGGCGGTGGGAAAGCAGTCGCCCGCTTCGAATGGGAGCAAGAGTGGGCAGGCGAAGTAGACAAGAGGCGGGCGATTTACAAGCGCCTGAACTTGGCCGTTCCCGATGAGCCACCCAGTGATGCGCTAACGGCCTATTTGCTCAACACGTTCCGCAACGTCTGCCGGGGTCGACGGTTCCTCACTACTATGGCTGGCGCTTTTCCGCTGCCCCTGTCCGGGCGTGAGATAACCGACTGGCTTGAATCGCACCCTTCGCCCATGGACAGGACTGATGTGGATGAGGTGATGTTTGCGCTGGATGCTCTGTGCCTGACTGGCGACGATGAGTAGGGTACTGGTTGAGTGAGCACCCCTATGTTGAGCATAGGGCAACCAACAGTCCAGATGCGTTCGGGGCTGTTGGTTGTCACGATCATCAGTGATAACTGAAGGGGTGTTGACAGTGGCAATCCCCCAGACTGCTGTCCATTGCCGAACCCGAATGCTGTTCGTGTTTGTGTTCCCGATTATTCTGAGCCCGCGACTTTTCGCGGGCTCACCAGCCCTATGTTCAGCATAGGGGCCGGAATAGCGGTCTAACTTTAGGTGAGGGGTGTGCATTCGATGCACACCCTTACCAGAAGTTGGCCGCCGCCGCGGACTCCCTAAGTTGGGCTTGGGGCTACTCCTTGGCGAGCAGCTTCAGAAGCTTCTCATAAGCACCCGGCAGCTCAGCTTCAAGCTGGGCGAGCATGTCGGGGTTTTTTTCGTACTTCATCTTCAATCCCATTGCGAACACCTTGTTGGCGGCGTCACTGAAGCTGAGTCCATGTGATTCTGCGTAGTCATCTATTGCTTTGGCATCGCTTGGCTTGAGGGTGAGCGTTACCTCGCGATTGAAATCATCGACCGAGTCACCTGCCAAGAATTCAGGGGTTGTACCGAGGGCTTCGGCGAGCTTCATTAGGATGGCGAGTCGAGGCCTAGCCTTACTGGCCTCATACCTAGATATCTGAGAAAAGGTTATGCCTATCGCGTCTGCCAACTCTCTTTGAGTTAGCTGTTTTTCGGCTCGGGCTCTCGCCAGCCGCTTGCCAAACAATGGATCCACTGGAAGCTCCGTGTAAATACCCTATAAGGCATAAAAGTACACGTCTAGCGGTGTAGATGCAAAATAAGCAACAAATTGCTTTACGAAAGCAACAAAGCGCATTAAGGTGCGCAAAACATGGAGAGACGCAACATGGCAGCAGAAGAGAGCAAGGTGGTTGGTGTGAGGATGCGGGTTTCTGTTCAAGAGCAACTGGCTCTGCGGGCGAAGAATAACGACCGAAGCCTTTGTGGAGAGATTCTGCATCGCCTTAAGAAGTCGCTTGAGCAGGATATGGAAAATGAAAAGCAACAGGCATAAAAAAACCCCGTGCGTTCGAGCGCAAGGGGTTTCGGGTAACGAATCCAACTATCAGGAAAGAAACGTCATGGCGAATAATAGCACAGCAGTTTCGAATGTCATCCCGTTCCGCTTTGAAGCCAAAGAAGTTCGTACCCTGCTGATCGATGATCAGCCATGGTTCGTGGCGGCCGATGTATGCGGCTCCTTGGCGATCGGTAACGTTTCGCTCGCCGTCAATGGTCGAGCTGATCGTGAATCAGATGGTCTTGATGAGGACGAGAAGGGTATTGCCACTGTCAATACCCCCTCTGGCGCCCAGGAAATGCTGGTCGTGAATGAGTCTGGCCTGTACTCACTGATCTTCAAAAGCCGCAAGGGAGAAGCAAAGCGCTTCAAGAAGTGGGTCACTGCTGAAGTACTTCCGGCGATTCGTAAGCACGGACATTTCGTTGACCACTCCAGTTCAATGGGCGACCTAGTCGGCGCCGTAATCGGTAGTAGTGGTGAGATCGTGCTGGATCGCGTCATTGACCAGAAGGCCTATTCGGTACCTCGCGTGATGCAACGTAGCTTCCGTCACACCATGAAAAGCCGCCTCCGGTCACGATTCAATGTTCAGCGCACCGCTCTCATCCCGGCGGAATGCTTGGCTGACGCTTGCAACTTTGTTGCTGCATACATCCTCGAGGGTGAGTTCATCGCGAGGGAGATTGAGCAGCCAAAGGATAATTGGCTGAATATCGACGCTCCATTGGAAGCACTGGTGAAGCGCCGTCCAAAAATGCTCGAAGATCGTGGTAATGGTCGCGCCTGGCTTGATGTGAGCATGCAGGACCTTTGCTCGCGCCCTCAGGACATTTCGCTGTGCGAGGTAATCCTCTGCGAGCTGCGCGATCAAGGTTACAACATCGAGGGCGCATGGTTTGAGGTGCGCAGCCTGCGTAATCGCCTTGGTGAGCTGAATTCATTTTTGACTGGGCTGGGGGGGGCAATGCAGACGCCAACCCGCTACTCGGTTGACTTGGAGGATGCAGCATGAGCATGGACCTCCTGACACTACGCATCACCGGCACATCTCCGCTTATGATGCACAGCGATCGGCTGGCAAACCCTTTGCTGCCTGAGTCCAAAGCGCACCGTGAGTTGACGAGCAAACGCAAAAAGACGGACGACGACCATCTGGCGATCGCTCGGTCAGAATTCATCGCGGGCGCATACTTCGACGATAGGGTCGGTTTTTTCATCCCCGGCCAAAATTTTGATGCGACGTTCTGGTCGGGCGCAAAGCTTCAGAAGATGGGCGTGCACTGGAAGCGCGGCGCCATGGTAATGACCGACCGTGTAAAGCTTGAGTTCAGCGGGCCGAACACGCCGGCCAAACTCTGGGAGGACACGCGGTTCGTTGATTGTCGAGGCGTAAAGGTTGGTCAGGCCAAGATCATGCGCTATCGACCGATCTTTCTCGATTGGGCTGCGACTCTCGAAGTCGTGGTTAATCCTGATGTTCTGGACGTAGCTGAAGCCAAGAAAGCAATCGAGGACTCGGGCAAGTTGATCGGCGTGTGCGAGTACCGTCCGCGCTTCGGTCGTTTCGAGGTGGCTTATGAGTAATCTCGCTCGCCATCCGCTATGGCGTCAGGCTGTCCAGGACTTCATCGCCGAGTTTCAGTACGGCGATATCGTCGACCACGAATGGCTGGAGATTCGGTTCGGAATGCCCGGCCTTTCGGAAGATCAGCAATTGACTGCCGATCAGTTTCGGGAACGTCAATTTGAGTGGCTGGCGAACGTTGAAGCATTCAAAAACGAACTGCTGCGCGACCATCAAATTTGCTTGCAGTCGATTCGCGGGAAGGGCTACCGCTGGGTTCCGCCAAATGAGCAGACTGAATTAGCTGTTTCGGATTTCCACCGGGGGGCGAAGAAAATGTTCAGCTCTGTCGGGCAGAAGCTCCGGCATCTGCGTACGGCCGAGCTGTCTGATGGCGAGCGAAAGGCTAATGTTGACGCGGCCGCAAAGATTTCGCAGCTTCAAGGGATGACCCGAAAGGCTCTTAATTAAACGCAGCGTTATGCCCTTTCGATGAGAGGGCACCGCGGTGCGAAAGCATCTTGCGGCCTAGCGGGTCAAGGCATGGCGAGGTGAGGCGCGCTATGGAGTGGCAAGGCTTGGCGCGGCATGGGCTGAAAACAGCGTTCAGCCACTTCTTGCGAGGTGATTGAGCGGTGTGAAAGCACCTGTGGTCTGCTCTGATCAGGTCAGGCGGGGTGGGGTCAGCTCTGGCAAGTTGAGGTATGGGCCGTAAACGGCATTGAAAGGCACCTTCGGGTGCTTTTTCTTCTTCGTCAGCGGGGTGCAGTGCGAACAATAATCGGCTGTTTCATCTGCAAATTTCGCTGGCGGAATTCGCTTTTTGATTCAGCGCGCCACAATTAGAAAATATTTATTTCCTGGCGCGGATTCTGTTAACCATTGGTTTTACTGGGTTTGTTAGCTTCTGGTTTAGCAAAACTCTAACCACAACCGGTTGTGGGTATTGTATAGGGATAGTCGCGCGCACATAATTACTGTGTCACCAGAGCCCCTAGTGTCATCTGGTTAGAGTGTTGGTGCCGTTGCGGTTATCCAGCGGCGCAGGTTGGGTGATTCAGACTCGAATCATGCTGCCGATACTATTGAGGCGGATAACGACCGTCCATATATCCCCAAGAGGGGCGTGTACGTCATGAAGACATCAGATAAAACGTCAGAAAGCAATGCTAAGCCACTCAGCGCCTACGAGCGCAAGATGGCGCGCGAGCGGCCGGGCTTGATTAGCAAGGCTGTCCTAGATGCCGTTGCTAAGGAGCATGGATCTTACTTCTTTACGCAAGAGAAAAAATCGTCACCAAGCCATAGTCCTAGATGACGGCCGTAATATTCAGCCGGAAACTTTCTTGGTCTCTACCGCAGGCAGAGGCCGAAAAGCTTGGCTCTGAGTTTTTGCTATGGAAGAATGATGGCATTGGGCCTGGCGACTTCTTCGGCAAGCATACCGGCTTCATGAGGCCGCCCTCTGTCGTTAGGCTTGGCCTTCGAAAGGTGCACTTAGAAACCGATGACGTTTCTGACGCTTGGACGCAAAAGCTCGAGCGCGGCGAAGAAAATCCCCTTAAGTTCACATCTGACAAGGTTCTTGTCTATGGTCGGCTGGAGGATATGCGGCACACGCCGTATTTGCTCCTAACCATTCTTGAGCCAGCTCATGACCAGATGGAAGAGCCTGAGGTTGTTAGGAACCTAGGTGTCTTTTTTGAGACCGAGCGCGATGCTATAGGTAAATATTTTCCATCCTCAGAGTGGGTCAGTTTCGGATTCCCTGAGCCATCTGATAGCTGAATTCAGCCTATGCACCTTAAGCCCAGCCCCCGCGCTGGGTTTTGTGCATCTGGAGGTTCGGTTTTGGCGGTTCCTTCGGATGGTGGTAGATTGCTGCCATTACTATGGAGGCTGGATTATGCTTTTTCTGGGATGGTTGGCGTTTTCATTTCTGACCGCAATAGCTGCGAGCGCCAAAAATAGATCGGCAGTGGTTGGTTTTTTTGTTGGTGCCCTTCTGCCAGTAATCGGACTAATTGGCTATTTGATAGCTAAGCCTTTGCCAGCCAAGGCTGGCAGCATCAGAAGCGGACTGCTGGTTAACCCCCACGACGAGCGCCAATGCCCCCATTGCGCTGAACTCATAAAAATGCAAGCGAGCAAATGCAGGTTCTGCTCAGCAGAAGTTAGTCCAATCAGCAAGGCTGAGGCTGATGCTGCGCGAGCCAATCTTTATGAGCCTATGCGGCAGAGCAGAACTCTTATCGTGTGCGCAGTCGGCGTCGCAGTCATTGCCGCCTCATACCTGCTTCAGTCGTAGACTTACAAATTCTTAGGCCGCAATGAAGCGGCCGCCTAAATGACCGGCCCCGAGCCGGTTTTTTTTCGCCAGGAGAAAACCAATGGCCCAGACATCGCGTCTCGTTTTAGAAATTGACAGCCGGGATGCGGAAAAGAAGGCCGCCGACACCCGAAAGGCTTTAGAGGCTTTGGCAGATGCGGGGCTAAGCGCTCGCCCTGCCATGGATAGCGTTGGTGCCGGGCTGGATGGAGTCTCTGAAAAGTCAGACAAGACAAAAAAATCCTTTAAGGAACAGCGGGTCGAGATAGAGAAGCTGCTTGGACAGCTAGACCCTCTTCGAAAAAAACAAAACGAGTTGGCACAAAGTCAGAGGGATCTTGCAGCAGCTTGGAAGGGCGGCACGATCAACGATGCAGAATACAAAGCGTTTTCCGGGATCATCCGCGATCAAGTGACCGTGATAAATTCGTCGCGCTCAGCTCTAACCGGGTTCAATTCTGACTTAGGCAAGACCGGCATCTCAGCCAAGCAAAATGCTGCCGCGCTGCGTATGCTGCCCGCACAGTTCAGCGACATCTTCGTATCCTTACAAGGCGGGCAGGCCCCCCTCACTGTTTTTCTGCAACAGGGCAGCCAAATTAAAGATTCGTTTGGCGGTATCGGCTCTGCCGCTAAGGCCATGGGTAGCTACCTAGTAGGGCTGATCAATCCTCTCACGGTTCTCGCTGCTGCCGGAACAGCCGTAGCCGCAGTTTTTTACGATGCGGCAATGGAGGCCAGTCGGTTCAATAAGGCGCTTTACTCGGGTACCGCCTCTTCCGGTCAAACAGGGGAAGGTCTCGGCGCTATATCGAAAACCCTTTTTTCGATAACCGGCGATATGTCTAGCGCAAGGGAGGCGGTCATTGCGTTAGCTGGGAGCGCGAAACTCAGCCAGACCGAGTTTATAAACCTCGCCCAAGCTTCAGCTTCCATAAGTGAGTTTACTGGGAAAGGAGCTAGCGACGTCGCCAAATCACTGGCCGACATGGGTGAAAACGCAACCAAGGCAGCCCAGAAGATCAGCGACAAATACGGCCTGGTAACAGCGGCCCAGTACAGCGTGATTGCTGCGCTGGATGATCAAGGTAAGAAGCAGGAAGCGCTGGATGTTTTGAGCGGATATCTGAATGAAAACGCACAAAAACGGTTAGCTGCCTACAAGGCCTCCCTCGGCCAAATCGAGAGTGGCTGGGACCAGATTGGAACGGCCATTAGCAAGGCGTACGGAAACGTTAAGGCCGAGCTTTTCCCTGATCTTACCCGTCAAGCCGAAATCATCGAGCGGATAATCAAAACCCGGCAAGAGGGTGGTTTCGCTGGGACTCTGTCAAAGGGTCTTAGCGGGCTGAACAGCGCGCTCGGCCTAGCCGACGGAGATAACGACGACTCCACCGAAGCCCTCGAAAAGCGTCTCGCACTCATCAAACAACGCATGGCTGTCACCCAGGCAAATGCGACAGCCGAGGCGGAATCGGGACAGGCAGATCAGCGAAGAATAGATGCCGCAGCAAAATGGGATTCGCTGCACAAGAAAAACCTTTTTGATCAGGCAAAGCTCGAAGAGGAAATCAAGGAAACAAGGAAGCTGGGTCTCGAGGCTGGTAAATCGCAAATTGAAATAGACAAGGAAGTGGCTAACATCCAGGCGAGGTTCGATAAGAGCCAGCCGAAGGCCAAGGCCTATACCGAAAACGCCGGTACCAAGGCTCTCGATGAGGCGCGCAAACGGTATGCAGTGCTCTTGCAGCAAAACACGCTGATTGATACGCAGGGAAACGGCACCCAGAAGCTTGGGGTCGAGGCCCAAAAGTTGATCGCTTGGGAACAGCAGCTCGCCGACATCAAGGCGAAGAAAACGCTTACGGCAGATCAGAAGTCTCTGCTGGCCAACGCCGACCTGCATACGGCGCAGCTCAAGCGTAATGCGGCTCAGGAGAAGGAAAACGAGCTCAAGCAGATATCCGTTGAACAATCGCAAAAGCTTCTCGCCTTCCAAGAAAACCTGCAGTCCCAACTGAAAACGGCGCAGACCGGCTTGGACAACAACCTGGCAGGCATGGGGCTGGGTGACCAGCAGCGTCAGCGCCTTCAAGAGCAACTCAGCATTCAGCAGTCGTACCAGAGTCAGATGGATCGCCTGACCTATGATTACAACAAAAGCGACAAGAAGGCGGGCACGACTGCGCTCTATAACCAGGAAAGCGAAGCGCTGCGTCAGGCTCTCGAAAAGCGCCTGGCAATGCAGAGCCAGTACTACACGGATGTGGATGCACTTCAGTCTGACTGGTCGCTTGGCGCTTCCTCGGCGCTTCAGACCTACCAGGAGCAGGCCGCGAACGTTGCCGCCCAGACTCGGAGTCTGTTCACAAACGCCTTTGGCAGTATGGAGGATTCGGTGGTGAAGTTCGTGCGGACCGGGAAGTTGTCGTTCAAGGATTTCGCCAACGGCGTAATCGAGGACCTGATCCGGATTCAGGTGCGGCAGGCAGCGGCTGGGTTCCTCAGCACCGCCTTTAGCGCCTTGTCGGGCATCGGTGCTGGTACTGGGGCGAACGGACTTGCCGCTGGTTCTGCCGGTGCAACATCGTCAAGCCTCGGGGCGTCGGCCGCTGGGTACTCGTCACAATACGGGTTCTCGGACGGCGGTTATACCGGTGATGGCGGCAAGTTCCAGCCGATGGGCGTTGTTCACGGCGGCGAGTTCGTTGTGAAGAAGGAAGTCGTCAGCCAGCCGGGTGCGCGTGAGTTCCTGGAGCGCATGAACGCTAACGCCAAGGGATATGCGGACGGCGGCTACGTTAGCAAGGCAGCAACGACGGCAGCGTCTACTAGCAAAGCATTATCGAGCTCGTCATCTGCGTCGAACATGCCCGCAATCCATCAAGAGATCAATGTGCAAGGCTCGGCAGACGACGACACCCTGGCTCGCATCCAGCAGGCGGCACAGAAGGGTGCTCAGGATGGTTACAACCTGGTCCTTCGCGATCTCAAATCCAACGGCCCAGCCCGCCAGCTAATTGCCCGGCGCTAAGCATCAAGGAGTAACGCATGGCTCTTACGTGGCCTGCTTCGCTGCGCCCGTCTGAAATGACATGGGGCATCGTCAACAACAGCCGGGCCTTCACGTCGACACTCTCGAATGCTCAGCAGATCGTCGGGTACCCGGGCGCTTACTGGCAATGCACGCTGACGTTTGGCCTTTTGACTCGGGCGGAGGAGCGGCAGTTATCCGCCTTTCTCGGCAGCCTGGACGGGATGTTCGGCACGTTCAACCTTCCAGCTTTCACCCGAACCCGGAAGACGAGCATCGGTGCGCTGAGCGTCGTCACGGGCAGCACCCAGTCGCGCAGCATGGAGATTGGCGGAGCTCCGGCCAGCACTACGGTCTTCTCGGTCGGTGACTACATCACCATTTCCGGGGAGATGTTCGAGGTGACCGATCAGGTGTCGTCGAATGCCCAGGGACGGGCGACGGTGCCGCTCAACAAACGGATACGCAAAACCTTGGTGCCTGGCACTGCGGTGGAGTATCTCAACCCCTATTCGGAAATGCGCATGACTTCGGACACTTGGTCTATGTCGGTGCGCCCAGTTGTTGCCAATGGCAGCTACCAGTTCAGAGAGGCCTTCTGATGCCGTCAGCATTCCCATTCAGCCAGCAGGTCGTAGATATCATTTCGACAGGCAAATTCATGCCGGTATACGCCGTCCAGCTCGATTTCGTCGACGGGATGGTTTACGCACACACCGGTACCGGCGAGCTGGTCATTGATGGCGTGACCTATGAGGGTGTCGGCAATTTCGGCCAGGTCAGCCAGTCTCAAGAGAGCGATAACTCGGGCTCTCCCATGTCGGTCGATCTGACCCTGAGCGGTCTTGATGCCTACATCCTTTCCGAAACCAACATCCGCGGTTGCCGTGGGCGTGCGGCCAAGGTGATGTTTGCCGTGTTCGACGAGCTGGGCAACTACGCAGCGGACATCCTGTTCTCTGGCCGGATGGATGCGGCCAAGTTCACCTTCGCCGGAAACAGTGAGGACGGAAACAGCATCACGGTCCCGGTTGTCGACCGGATGGCTGAGTGGAGCCGCACCGGCACCGAGCGCTTCACTGACGAAAACCACCGCGCACGCCATCAGGGCGACCGCTTTTTCTACGCAATCGCCCAAATGTCCGAGTGGCCCATTTACTGGGGCTCCAAGAAGGACGCGCCGGTCTTCACCTACGGGAGCTAGTCATGCGACACCGAGACTGGACTACGCGAATCAATGAAGTCATCAAGGCCGCCCAAGAGCGGCCTTTTTCATGGGGCGAATTTGACTGCAGCCTGTTCGCGGCGGATTGCGCCGTGGCCGTTTGCGGCGTCGATCCCGCAGAACTTTATCGCGGCAAGTACAAGACCGAGACGGGCGCTAAGCGGTTGTTGAAGAAGAACCACGGCAGCCTTGAGGCGGCTTGGGACAGCTGCTTCAAGCGTATCGCCTTGTCCTTCATTCAGCGCGGCGACGTGGTCATGTACGACGCTCCGGGCGGGCGAAGTGTGGCCGTGTTTTGGTCCGGCGATTACTGGTCGGCGACGGAGGACGGTGCACACCGAATTGAGTGTGAGCCCATGGCTGCATGGAGAATTGAGTCATGAGTAGTGGCGTTAAGAAACTTGCCCAGGTCGTCGTCGGTGCAGTAATCGGCTTCGTTCAGGGAGGCCCATGGGGTGCGGCCGCTGGCGCAGCGCTTGCGTTCTACGCGGCGGAGCAGCAGGAAAAGCTCAATACCAAATCTCCACTGCGCGACAACGAGCCATCGGCCCAAACCGTGCGGTCTTCAAAGGCCCCGGTGCGCTTCATTCTCGGCCGTGTATCGACTGGTGGCGTGCTGGTCTGGGCGCAGGAGCAGACAGGCGAGCAAGCCAATGGGGAATGGCTGCACCTGGTCTATGTGCTTTGCGAGGGCTCAGTCGACGCTCTGGAAAACATCTATTTGGGCGAAGAGGAAATCGGTTCTTTCGGCGAGTTCGCCAGCTATGAACTGATCGTCAATCCGACAGCGGTGAACGCCTTCCTTAAGGCGAATTGCCCTGACTGGAAGGACACTCAGATCGGACGTGGTCTGTCGTTCGTGCGCGTTTCTCTAAAGTACAGTGCCGAGAAGTTTCCGTCTGGCATTCCGGACACTCGCTTCGTGGTCCGCGGCCGGAACGACATCTACGACCCGCGTACAGGGGCAAACGTCTACACCGACAACACCGCACTTCACATCCTGTGGTTCCTGCGGGCGCGCTGCGGCGTACCTGACGATGAGATTGTTTTCGAGACTTTCGCCAGTGCGGCCAACGTGTGCGATGAAGCCCTGACCAATGCGGACGACTCCACCAGTCAGCGCTACCGCACGTCCTGCGTAATCGGTGCTGATGAGCAGCGGCCGGGCGTCCTGCAGAAGCTTGAAGCTGCGTGCTCGGGCAAGTTAATCCGGGTCGGCGGTCGGTGGATGTTGCAGGCGGGAGCCTATTACGGTCCTTACGACTTCGAGATTACCGAAGACATGGTGATCGGTACTGTGGCTGGTAGCACTGAGCCGACCAATGACAACGCTATCAACACAGTGCGCGGTACGTTCATTGACCCAACTCAGTCATGGACCGAGACAGACTATCCGGAAGTAAGCATCGCAGAATGGGTTGTTGAGGACGGAGGGGAGGCGGCGGAGACCCTGACTTTTTCTTACGTCACTGACCCGTACCAAGCTCAGCGACTCGCGAATATTGAGCTTCGCCGCCGGCGCGCAGGCGGCACGATCAGCATCCCGATGAACTTCGCGGGCTACAACTGCCGCCCGGGCCGGGTTATCCGAGTTAATCTGCCTTCGCTCAATATCATGGGCGAATTCATCGTCACCAACTGGTCAATGGGGGATAACGAAGGCTGCACGGTTCAGGTCTCGCAATATGAGCCCGCCATTTTCGATGACGCCGTCGGCCAACCGTACGACCCGATTGGCTTCATCAGCCTTCCAGCTGGCGGTCTTGGATCGCCGGCAGGGCTTGCCTGGGCCATGGACGAAACCGCTGAGGTGGTCCAAGGCGTTCTGTCGTGGACCAAGCCATCTGGCATCGTGACCTCATACCTGGTGACCATCCGGCAGGGCACAAACGTTGTTCAGTCGCACTCGGTTCCTGAGACTGCGACACAGGTCGCAATCAATGGCTTGCCTTCGGGTAGCTACACGATGAGCGTTGCAGCAATTGGCCCAATGGCGCGCTCCGGCGAAGCGTCTATCGGCGTAAATATTTCCGGGCCGCCGATCCCTGAGGCCTGCGTAGTCCAGTCTTCAATTGACTCGATCACGTTGATTCCGAGCAATACGGCCACAGGACTCAATGGCGGAACCTATGAGTACTTCCTGAGCGCTACGCCACAGGGCCAGCCCCACGATGCTGCTTATCTCGGGCAGGGCCTGTCGTTCACGCACACCGGTCTTTCCTTTTACGCGAACTACTACTACTTCGTGCGCTCCTCGAACGCCTACGGTAAGAGTGGCTTTCTCTATGTTCCCGCCTCAACTTCCAACGATGTAACCGCATATCTGGATGCGCTGACGGGGCAGTTAAGCGAAACGCAGCTGGGCAAGGAGCTCTTCGACCGCATCAACCTGATCGATGCACCTGGGAATGTTTTGGGGTCGGTCAATGAGCGGCTTCAAGCAGCCAAAGAGCTGAGCGATGAGCTGTTGGCCAACCTTGAGACCCAGTTGGGCGAGGTGAACGAAGAGCTTCAAGGGCAGATCGATCAGATTGAAGACCTGGCCGACTCTGCGGGTTGGAAAGACGACCGGCCCTACACCTCCGGTCAAAGCGTCATCTTTACCGATGGTTTTCTGTACCAGGCTACAAAGGATGTGCCGGTAAACACGCCGCCGCCGAACACTGATTACTGGTTGAACGTTGGGCAGGCGGTGTCTGCGGCAAACGGCCTGGCTGCGCGCACGCAGACAATTGAAACCAAAGTAACCGAGATCGAAGGGGTAAACACCACTCAGGCGACCCAGATTACCGGGCTGCGCACGGATGTGGATGGTAAGGCCAGCGGCACGGCCGTGAGCAGCCTAACGCAGAGGGTAACCACTGCCGAGGGCAGTATCGCGAGCCAAGGCACAGCGCTGACTGGGCTTTCGAATACCGTTGCAGGTAAGGCAGACGCGCAGGCACTGACTGCGCTAACTACGCGAGTCACCAGCGCAGAGGGCGTGAACACCTCCCAAGGCAATGCCATCACCAGCTTGAACAACAGCCTGGCTGGCAAGGCAAACTCTTCAACTGTGACGACGCTTAGCAACACCGTAAGCGAACAAGGCGTTGACCTCACCGCACAGGGCAACGCTCTGACCAACATCAAGGCGAACCTGTCCGGGATCAGGGGCGATAGCATCAACCTTATACCGGACACCTATAGCTGGTTGGGGACTACGCTTCCGACCATTGCGGTTAGCAGTACAGCCGTCGCAACCTCGGTAGACGCCAGCGTCCCCAGTGGCAACAGATTCCGGGTAGTCCGCGGTGAGGTGGCGCAGCCGTGGATCATGATGGCGGCCAGCAACAACGCTGCAGGTTGGAACGTGACCCTCAAGGCAGGCACTTACCTGCTGTCGTTTTGGGCCAACACCAACGGAGCGGGGATCACAAACGGTCTCACATTGCGAGCTGCCTTTTGGGATGGATCCAGCAGGAGCCCGACTGACTTCAGGCTAACCGGTGACCGCGTGCGCTACACGGCTGTGATTACGGTCACTGCTGAAAGCCAAGGTGCTGCAGTGTTCTTCGTCCCGGCTGGCGCTGCGGGAGATGTGTTCTGGATAGACTCGGTGATGATCGAGGCGCGGGTTGGGACTTCAAATGTCCCGTCGGCGTTTGTGTCTGGCCCGTCCATAACTTCGGCCGCTAACGCTGCGGCTATATCCTTGCTCAATGCCGCCGTGACTCGGCAGGGCCAGGATATAACCAGTGCGAGTCAGGCGGTTACGCAGCTTTCCAGCTCTATTGGGGGAACCGGTGTAAATCTGCTACCAGATACCTACAGCTGGATTGCGAGTGCTGCGCTGCCTGCCATAGGTCTGACCGCCGGCCTTTCTCTGTCCGGCTTGTCCGGCGAAGCAGGTTCTGTAGCGGGCGGCGCTATCCGCATTCAGACGACGGATACGAACACGAACCGGCAGTTCATGCTGATTCCAGTGAATAGCGATGTGAACGGGAGAAACATCCCCGTTGAGCCTGGGACGTACTTGGTCTCTTTCTTCGCGTACTCCAACCAGAACGTGACTCTGCGTGCCGGGTTGTGGGATTCCACGGGCGCTAGGCTGGGGGCGACCAAAGTCATCGGCACCGCAAGGGTGAGACACACGTTTGTGGTCACCATTACGGTCGCGGGGATGGCGGCGGTGATCGTCTATCCGAGCACTGATGGCGTGTCCGGCGTGCCCACCGTTTATTACAGCTTCATGGTAGAGAAGCAGATCGGGGGCTCGATTGTGCCTTCGCCGTTTACCCCTGGCAGCAGCGCCAGTTCGGTGACCGGCCAGGCAAGCGCTATCAGCGCCACGCAGGCGACGGTTGGCCAGCAGGGAGCTGCAATCACTTCGATGAGTTCGCGTATCGACTCTGTAACGGCCACGGCTGGGAGTGCGAGCGCCACGGCTCAACAGGCGCTCACCACTGCGTCTGCGACTGATGGTGAGCTGTCCGCGATGTACACGGTCAAGCTGGGCGTCACTTCCAATGGGTATTACTACCCGGCAGGGTTTGGCCTGGGTATCGAGAATGGGCCAGCAGGACTGCAGTCGACGTTCGCGGTGATGGCCGACAAGTTCGTTGTTCTGAATGGCACCGGGGCAGCAAGCCCGGTTTCACCGTTCTCGATCCTGGGGGGGCAAACGTTCATCAACGCCGCAATCATTCAGGACGGCACGATCACCAACGCCAAGATCGGCAGCTTCATCAGCTCCACAAACTATGTGGCAGGCCAGCAAGGATGGATTCTCAACAAAAACGGCACGCTGGAAATCAACGGTGTGGTGTCTGGTAGCGGGCGACTGGTGGTGACTAACCGTTCGGTTCGCGTATTTGACGCCAACGGCGTGAAGCGAGTGCAACTTGGAGATCTCACTGAATGAGTTTTGGATTGCGAATATGGGGTGGCGATGGGGCGCTCCAGCTGGATGAAAACTCCTTCACCATTAGAGTCGTGCTTTCCACGCTTGTGACATTTTCGGGTGGGAAATCGAGTCAGGATTTCTCGGTTCCGGGCGTGGACTCCGCGAATGGCGTTGTGCTGGTTATCCCCAACGGGCCTTACGACGAGCAGCAGCGGCAATTCGAAACTGAGATGTTGAGTGGGGTAGCCAGGGTTTATAACCACACGCGAGGGTATGCCGCCAGTCTTATCGCGGGTGGCACGATGAGGCTTATCGTTATGAGGTTTAATTAATGACTTATGGGCTTCAGTTCAAAAACAACAGTGACGTCGTAACTCTCGATTCAGAATATGCCCGACTGATGGTGATTTCTAGCGGACGGTTCAGCCCAACCGAAGAGAGTGGTCTTGGGTCCACCACATACTTCGATAGGCCAGTTACATCTCAGGAGCCGCCATTAGTTTTTGTCAGGCCTGATACGGTAAGTCGTGTGGCGGGGCTTTGCCTTATGAGACTGATTGGCGGGCCGGGGAACTGGACCGGCTTCTACGTCCGCGCCTACAACGTGAACACTGCACAGCCCAACGGGCGATATTTTGTTGCCGCCTTTGGTGCCCAGGCAGCCGCGCAGTTTGGGATGCGGCTGTGGAATGGCGAATCAACCATGCTATTTGACTCAGGAACACCGAACGCGAGTTTCACTCGATCATTTCAAACTTGGAGTTATGAGCGGTACGAAACTACATCACAAGGTCTCACCCGCATTTACTACAGCGTTCCTTTCAACTTCCCAGAAGACGAGTACTTATTAATCAATTCATTTGGCATGCCAATGAATTCAGGGAGTGGTATTCCACGGTCGTTATACTGTTTGTGGGATTTCCCTAATGGGAAGTTGTACGCGGTCACGTCAGCGGCGTCCAATCCGACAGCGTTTTTTCTACCCGCCCTATTCGCAAAGATGCAATTGGCGTAAGGGCAATTACGAAGGAAGCTGTTAATAAATCTCTTCTACCCCCTATGTACCCACCAAGGAAACCAATGATATGCCTTATATTGCAGTTAACAATAGCAACAATTTTGACACGAACAACGGCGTCCGTTACGCGACGCAAGAAGCAGCTGACGCCCGTGCGCGGGAGATCCTGACGCAGTTCCCTACCGCCCAGGTCTTCACCGCCCAGGTGACCAAGGACTACAGCGCCAAGGTGACCGTGACGGCCAAGGATCCTGAAGAGGTTGTGGTCGAGCCCGTCGCCGAATAAGTCGCACCCGATCAGCAGTGCCCGCCCTGAGCGGGCTTTTTTTCGCCTGGAGAAAAGCATGACCGCAACTGAAAACGACCGCGACGTATTGGCTCGCACGCTCTGGGGTGAAGCCCGCGGCGAAGGATTGGCAGGACAGATCGCCGTGGCCTGGTCGATCCGCAACCGTGTGGAAATGGACCTGCACAACGATGGCAAGCCGGACTGGTGGGGCGAGGGTTATGCCGGTGTCTGCCAAAAAGCCTGGCAGTTCAGCTGCTGGAACAAAAACGATCCGAACTTCCCGTACCTGAGTGGCGCGAAGCAGATCCCATTTCGCGAGCTGGCGCAGGCCCGCATTGCTGCCGACCAGGTGATCGATGGCAAGCAGCCGGACCCAACTGGCGGGGCGACTCACTACTACGCGACCACGATGCCGAAGGCTCCAGCCTGGGCTGCGAAGGCCAAGCGGAGGCTGAAGATGGGGCATCACATCTTCTTCAAGGATGTGCCATGACGGCCGTCCTCAAGCTGGTGCCCGCGTGGATGTGGGCTCTGTTGGCGCTGCTGGTCGCTGTCGGATATCTGGCGTTGCGCCTCGACGCCGAGAAGGACTCTCGCAATGCGGTGACAGTTGAGCGTGACTCTGAGCGGGAAAAGGTGGCGCAGCTTACCGCTGCGAATGAGTCACGCAAGAGAACTCAAAAACTACTGCTCGATCTCGATACGCAGCATAACCAGGAACAGGCCAAAGCCGATGAAACGAACAAGCCCATGCTTACTGCTGTCGCTACTGGCGCTCAGCGGGTGTATGTCAAAGCCAGTTGCCCAGCAGCCCCTGTGCGAGCCACCCCAGCCGCCCCCGGCAAGCCTGATGAAGAAGGTCGAGCCGAACTTGATCCAGCGACTGCGGAAAGAATTCTCCATGCCGGAGTCGACGGTGACGACGCCATCCGGCAGTTGAGCGCACTGCAGCATTACGTCAGCACCGTATGCCTCGGGGGTGCAAAATGATCAGGCCGCGGCTTTAGGGAAAGCAAAGCAGCGGTTGCTCTGCGGCACTGAGTTGGCCCGAGAGCAACTGATTACAAGGAAGGTTCTTTAAACTGATAAAACAACGACTTGAAGCATTCCTTGTTACGTGGCGTATCCGGGGAGGCGGTTGCCATAGAGTTATGGCTCCAGAGAACTCGAATGGATGGAAAATACATTCAAATAGATGAACATTCACGTTCAACTTGCAGGCTGGCTAAGTCATGATGGGCCACCAATAAAGGGGCGGCCTTATGAATATATCGAATCGTTTACGACGTGAGCGCAAGGCCCGAGGCATGTCCCAAGGCGCACTGGCGTTGGCCTGTGGCGTGCAGGCTAACACACAACATCACTACGAGAACGGTTTGCGCCTTCCCCGTGCCGACTATCTCTGCGCCTTACAGACCATGGGTTTCGATGTGCAATACATTCTGTCCGGTGTACGCGGTACTTTGGGCGAGGCGCAACTTTCCGAAGATGAGGCAACCGTCATTCACGACTTTCGGTTAGTGCAAGCAGGGGACCAGCAAGCAGTTCTACGGATTTTGGCTACGCTGGCCAACGGTGTACTGGTGATAGCCGAGGATCCAGTTTAAGCGGCCTGGATCGGAAGGGTTGCGGGCATTGGCTGTACGCGTAGCGACGCCACCAATAAAGATCTAACGCCTAATCAAGTGTCTTCCACGGGAATTGCTCTTCGCTTCTAGGTAAGCAGGTGTCCAGATGGGGAAAAGGTTGCTCTTGGTCGACTTCCATTTGCTGCGCGCCACATTTCCGACAACTGACGGTGACATCGTCCAGCCTCCACAGCGCGCTCCAAGCAATCACATCGCTGCTGGTGGCCATTTGGTCGTCTTCCCTGTTTGAGCACTTATTGTGCCTATCATGCACTCGAATGGGTGCTGTCAATACAATGGACATCACCCGCGCTGGAGCATTCCATCCGGTGCGCATGTCGTTTAAGCCCACCGGGTACACGCTCCTCGTACCCTCTAGTCGTGGAGGCTACCTACCCGCGGTTTTTGGCCATGTAGCGATACCCATCAATCTGGTAGTGTGTCTTCGAATTTTTTCCTACTCGTGATGCTTCCATGCTCAAACCAATACTAATCGTCGAAGATGACCTGAGAGATTTAGAGCTGACGTTGATCGCGTTGGAACGTACCGGCTTGGCAAACCAAGTGATTATTCTCCGCGACGGTGTCGAAGCTTTGGACTACCTGTTTCGTCGTAACGAATTTTCCAGCCGGCCAGAAGGTAATCCAGCAGTCGTGATGCTCGACTTGAAGCTACCGAGGGTCGACGGCTTAGGCGTACTGGAAGCGGTCCGAGCAAATGAGAAGCTGCAACATATCCCGATCGTGATGCTCACTAGCTCCCAAATGGAGACGGATCTGTTACGTGCCTACGAGCTCGGGGTGAACGCCTATGTGGTCAAGCCTTTTGAGTTCGATGAGTTTATGAAGGCTGTCTCCAAGTTGGGGTTATTCTGGGCTGTGGTGAATGAGCCGCCGCTGGGTTCTGTTCGTCCCGTGCTCAAAAGGGATTGATTGCTGTAGCCTCACCCTTAGAGGCGGTCAATTCTGTCACCACCGAGGAGCTGCGATGAAAACCTGCATAATCAGCGGTGACCTATCGTCCGGTAGCGCTGCTGGGCAAAATCAGACCGTGAACCTGTGTGACGATTGCGTGGCAGATGATGGTCTGCAACATGGCACGCTGGTTATCCGTGAGGAGGAAGAATACGAGCCTGGCTACGGCGAAACCTGCGCGTGGTGCGGCAAGACCGCCGAAGAGGAGGCTCAAGCCTGGGCCGAGTGACAGCGCTACGCATAACGGGACATTCGTTAAATGCCACCCCACAGAAAAGCCCACCCCGGTGGGCTTTTTTGCGCCCGGCGGTCAGCGGTCCCCCCGCCGCTGGCCTACCATCAATGCATTGGGTGGTGTCAGGCTGTGCCCGTCACACACGCAACCGGAGCCGCACCATGTCCGACATCCACACGCCGTTTGGCGTGCTAGAGGCTGACGATGCCCGGGAACTGCTTATTCCGCCAGCTGATGGGCTGGACCGTCAGGTGCTGGCGCACGCCTGGCGCTGGCAGGCGGTGGGCCTTTTTTTGCGTTGCGTCGCCTGTGGCCACTCCCAAAAGGCCAGCGACAGTACCCGGCCTTTTCCCCATGGCCCCAGGTGTCGCGCCTCGTCCGCTGACGGGGATTTCCCGTGGCGCGAGCTGGCGGAGATCTTGCGGCAATTACCCCGCTAGGGAGGCGGCATGAAAGCCGGGATTTCAGGAAGAAACGCTGCGCGCCATGCTCGAGGGCGGCGCGGTGCGCGAGGTGCTGGTCAGCCGGCATGAAGAGAAGTGGTCCTTGGCCATCCGCCGGGGCGGGACCGGCAGTTGCTGGCTGCCGGTGCGTTCACGCCGCGAAGCGCTGCGCACTTGGGCCAGCCTGACAGCGGTGGGACGCTTTGCCGAGTCGGCGGGGATCCGCGCCTTTCAGGTCGAACTCTGAAACGACGGGCTACGTCTGCGAGCCATTGCTCAGCGGTGTAATCAACTCCGGCCCCTGATTCCGTACATTGCCCACGGCTGTACCGACTGCGTACCACTCGAAATCCTCAGCCGGCCGGCAGCACTCCTTCGCGATCGCCTCTGCCTTGGCCGCGTCGGTGTCCGGGTCCATCCATTCCTGAGCAAGCTCCGGTGTCAGCACAAGCGGCCGACGGTCGTGAATGTCGACCATGCCTTGATCGCTGGCAGCGGTGATGATGACAAAGCCATCCTCATCGTGCGGCTCAAGGCCGGGCGTCACCTGGGCCAGTGCGCCGTAGAACATCGGTGCCTGGCTCTTCAGCCGGATGAAGTAGGGCTGTTTCTTCTTCGGATCGGGCCGGTCCTTGACCCACTCATACCAGCCTTCACTGGGTACCAGCGCCCGGCCATTTGGCCAAAGCTGCTTGAAAAACTTCCCCGTTGTGACCGTCTCGACCCTGGCATTGATCGGGTCGGGTCTTTTCCCCTTCGCCCAGAATGGCGACCATCCCCAGCGAACCGGATCTATATGGATTCCGGCTTCGTCCGCTCGCAGAATGTTGACCTTCGTCGTTGGTGCCACGTTGTACCGGCCTATCGGCTGGGCGTCGTAGCCACTGATGATCCGGAAGCGGGGCGCAAGCTCGCTGAAGTACTCCGGCATTCCCCTCTGTTGAACGATCCTTCCGCACATAGCGTCACCCGTCGAAAATCCGCTTATCCATATTGACCGGAAATCTCGCTCAAAGTTAACTGTATGTCTATACAGTATTCCGAGTGCCAGGAAATGCATTACCTCATCGTCCGTCGACGTCACCTGGGCGTGGCCATCGACATAAAGCAGCTCTGCAAGATTCAGCCGGTGCGCGGCGACATTCATATTTCCGAGATGGAGAACAAGGCGCTCGGCCGAACAACTATCAGCGCCTGGGTATTCAGCTCCGCGCCAAACTCTCCTGATATCTTGCCGCGATTGCTTGACGTCCGGATCACCGGAATGGCCCAGACAGGCATGAACCTCACCGGTGTCGAGCAGATCGGCGATACTTTTTATTCGCAATCCTGGTGGTGCCGACTGGAGTAGGTCATGGACGCTAAAGAGCGAGAATTGAAAATCTGGCACGACCATCTTGACCATGAAGCCAGGCGTGAGGACGCCATGCCTATGCGCTTGGCCGATTGCAGGTAA